TAATAGCCATCTTTGCTTGAGAGTAATTCACATCATTAACAATTTCATCTCCGACATACAGTACTTTATTATGATATAGAGTCACATCATCACCTTGAAGTGCTGCAACTTGAGTCTTACATAAACTATCACTAAATACCTTAATAGAAGTACTTTCTTGCAAAAAATATAGATCATTGATTTTATAACAAACTTTTTGTGCAGCAAATGTATATTCTGTGAAGTTTGCTCCACTAGTACCTGCAGGGCCTTGAGGACCAATAAGGCCTTGAGGACCGACATCTCCAGTTGCACCCTTAGGGCCAGTAGCTCCAGTTGGGCCAACGCTACCTGTGTCGCCTTTAGGACCTTGAGGGCCTACCGCCCCATTAGCTCCCGTTGCACCTGTTAATCCATTAGAACCATTAGTACCAGCTATACCCTGACTACCAGTATCTCCTTTAGCGCCTTTGATATTTCCTTTAAGTACCCACATATTATTTACTTTCTGATAAAAGTTAAAAGTAGTATTGTCAACAAATAGATCATTGTTAGAACCTTCTGTGTCTACTGGTGGCCTATTGGCACTATAAATAGTTGCTCCATCTTTACCATTTAAACCATTGGAACCCTTCATGTTTCCTTTAAGTGTCCAAACTCCAGCCACCATTTGATAAAAATCAAACGTAACTGTATTTATAAACACATCATCATTAGCTCCAGAATCAGTTACTAAAGGATTTCTATTAGCTGAATAAACATGAGACCCATTTTTACCATCTAGTCCATTCTTACCATTAACTCCATCTTTACCATTAGTACCAGCTACGCCTTGAATACCTTGTGCTCCAGTGGCACCTACAGAACCAGTTAGTCCTGTAAAACCTTGATCTCCTTTATCGCCTTTGTCTCCTTTAAGACCTTGATCACCTTTAGCACCATCTTTACCATTGGTAACTGTTAAAGGTTCACTATCTCCACATTTGATAGAAACTCCATTTACTGCAGCTTCGGTAGAACAATTTGTACCATCTTTGCCATTTACTATTCTTACCTTTTCCTTCTTTGGCGAACATCCAATAGCAGCCAATACCGCTAAACTAATTATCATTCTTTTCATAATAACTCTCCTTTATAGGTTATTTGTTTTATTGTAACTCTTAACATTTTACTCTTCATTTAAATATTCACTTATATAATGATCATAATCAGCATTAAAGCATGATGAATTAAATAGATAAGCATTCATTATACTATAAGGACAACCATCTATTAATGCAGGTTTACTATTGTGCTCATAACCCAAATCACAGTGTCCTAACTCATGCATAACTAATTCTAATTTTTCAGTACTATCTAAACCATAGAAAAAGTTTTTATTAAGAATAATAATATTATAATAAGGGTCGCTAGACTTATAACAAATACCAAAAAATTCATCACTTACTGTACCTATTATAATTGGTGTGTGCTGCTTTCTATTAGTTATATTTTCCCATTGTTTAACATAAGGTACTACCAAAGGATTTGTTCTTGGCATTAATGGTTTTCCAATCGGAGTGCAAGCTGTTTGTATTAAAGTCAATAGTATTAATAATTTACTTACTTTCATATAATACCTTAATTGCTTTCTTTTCTATTGGACATTGTACTAAATCAATACTGTCAATTGATATAATAATTCGTTTGTAGTCAGGTAGCATAATAAACTCTACTAGATCAGTATCACTATCGTATAGTCCTATTAATCCATAATGCTTTACGTTATCTCTATCGTACCAAATACCATAACTATCATTACTATTAATAAAACCCATTAAATACCTCTTAAAACAAATACTTAAAATATAAGTATATTAAGTTTATGGTTAAAGAAACCGCCACCAACAACAAATAACACCCTAAAATAAGAACTAACGTATTGAATACTCTTTTAATCATAAAGAATCTCTTTTACGTAAGAAATTCATATAAGACTGTAAATATAGTTGTATTTTAATACAATTGACTTTAAATCTATTCATTTGTGCTGTGCTCCTGTTACATATTGGCTTATAGCCCATATAAGTATGAATAAGGGAAAATATGGTATTAATAACACTATAGCAAATATAGATAAGCTTAATAGTAATAGAGTTAGTGTGGTTTGTATTAATATATTCATAATAAACTCTTATTTAGTCTCTTCTTTAATGAATTGTCTTACTAACTTTTCAGCATCTTTTCTCCAATTAAGGATTTGACCTGTTTTAACGTCAATATCAAGTATTACGTAGTCGCCATAATGCTCATCTGGCATAAATGCTGGCACATATCCATCATAACCATCAACTAATAGATTGTCTTTATTATCAGTTACAGAGCAACTAAATAGATCGCTACATTTTGCACTTAATTGGATTTTCATAATAACCTCACTTGTTACTCTTATTACTATACAAGACCTGTGCCAAGTTGCTTTTTTCGTAATTATTTTGTAATAACGAGTAGTTAACTTGAAATGTTTGTATAGTGGGTTTGTTTAACTTCTTTACAGTATAGTAGTTAACGCCATCAAATGTGGTATGAACCTCAATGATTTCAACTAGATGGCCTGTGTGTTTGTTTCTAAAGCAATCACCTAATTTATACACAGTTAACTCTTCTTATCATTATATAAGATATGGGCTGCACTAGAATCAGCCACAACTTTAAACTTATCATCAAAAAGACTTTCTAATACATTAGCTAATCCCGATACTGTAAATTTACCTGTTGTACTATCACCATATTCTCGTAAATAACCAATTATAATATTTACTAATGTCTCTCTACTAGTATCTATAAGGCTTCTAGTTATCATATCCCAAGCTTGACTTTCAGTTACTATTTTCATAACTAAACTCCATATAGTAGTTTATAGTTCTTATCAACTGGCTCTTTGGTAGCTATATATTCGTGTGAGTAATAAGGACCTACAGCAACTTTTCCATCATGTTCTACCCACCTAATCCTGTACGAATGGTGTAGTGAATCGTATCCAATAACTGTCATTATCACTTCTTTAGGGTAGATTTCCTCTTTAAATTGATAACCTATTGGAAACTGGCCTATTTTAAGCATTAGTTATTCTCTTTGTTAATGTAACCCTTAAATCTGTAAAGCAATATATCCGAGATGACAGTCGGCCACACCAAACACACCATAACAGTAGCCATAAGTAAACAGAATAGAAAGTACTTAATAGAGTTAATCATATAAAAAAAGCTCCTAGATGTATTCGTAGGTCATTATACTGTTTCTCAGTACAGTGGATAGATACAGTATAACCGTTATTGAATACTACGCACATTCTACTGTTATAGTCGTACTCATCAGTAGGGCCTGTTTCTGGTATATAGGTTACACTAGTTATATTAGTAGTGTCTATTATGGTATCGTTGATGGTTATGTACTTAGATATTATCATTCTATTGCCTCTTGGTCTTCTTCGTTAATAGTTTCAATAGGTTCTGGTGGCTGTTCTACTACTAAGGGTTTAAGTCCTAGTTCTGCATTGTGTTCGTTTAACAAGTTTAATATGTTTATTTTGTACTCCAATCCATTACTTCAAAAGGATAGCTACTAGTAACTGCCGTTTCTCTGTTAGATGCTTTAAATATGCTCTCTAACCTAATGATAATGTCAATGTCATTATAGCCTATAACATAAATAGAGTCGTTAAGCCTATATAACAGGTATAGGCTAAAGTAGTATTTAGGTAGTTTATCTTTGTGTAGCTTATTCTTTATTAACTCTCTCTTATTTAAGTCCATTAAGATCATTTTATACCCCCCTTAGATTTAATATAGGCTTGTTTTCCATACGGTAAACTATATGCATATTTGGTGCCATGTTTATAAGTAATATACACGATATAAGGTGTTGATATATTTGACATGGTATGTAGGATAGTTTTTGTGTAAGTTGTTGTATATATTGAGGAATAATGAGAATTAAGGTCATTTTACAATTGTCTAAAAGAACTACGGTTTCACTCAAACCCCTGTTATTCCTAATAAATTTACAATTATTACTAAAAATAACACATAAACCACTAATATTACTACTATTTACACAATTTATAACAATAAATATACAAATAATCCAATAATAACACATACTTACTCCATATATTACATATAGTAATAATTTTTTCTATAGGAATTTAGCTCTTTTAGTCCCTTTATGAGACAACCCCATTATGAGACATCTCAAATTGAGACGTTTCAATATGAGACATGGCATAGATATTGCTATATGCATTATTCATGCCAATATCGTTATGAGACGTATTAGTGTGGGCCGCCTCAATACAGTACAGATGCAATAGGCATGCCATCTCAGTATGATACAACTTCCGGATTTTGTATCAAATTGACACTAAGAATACCCCATGCAAGGACCGTGCCAGTCCTAAAATGATACAGCTTACGGATTATGTCTCAAAATGACTGTCAAATCGTATATAACTCATACAGCCTACAAGTATATGATATTATTACTATATTACTAATAATGCTTAAATTGACTAAAAGTTATACAAATTCTACTATTGAAACATTATATAACTGCTTGAAATTACATACAAATATCAATATGAGATTGGCACCTATACTGCATAACATACAATTATGTAAATATTAAATAATTAATTAAAGTTATTTAATAATAAACCGATGAGTATAGTAATAATATAACGAGGGGAAATACAATGCTTACACTAATAGAACTGGACAAATTATTAAAGTATAACGAGTCTCTTACAGCGAAGGAACTAGCAAGAGGACCCAATGCTAGTCTTAAAATATTGGGGCAACTATCAGTTCATAGGTCTACTATTAAAGATTGCATAATAGAACTACTAATTATTAAATTTAATAACGATAATAGAAAGGTGGCTTAATATGAGACAGAATAAGATTAAACTACATGTAGCTGATATCATTGAGGAAATTGAAGTTTGTCCTTATTGTATGCATCCTGCCAATGGCATAGGATGTTGTGGTGAATCATCAGCTCACTTCGAAGTGGCCTATGATACTGGTGAAGAACTATACTTAAAATCGGAAGTTGAGGTGATATATGGGTAGTATATTGACCCAAAACGGGAAAATGAAAAAATCGTCTCAAAATGGAATAGACGTGTATAACTTCGGTATACCTGCATTCTTGTCTAATACAGGACTTAAGACGTGTCCAATGGCAGGGGTTTGCGCTACAGGCTGCTATGCTCGAAGTGGTACGTATCGTTTTGGGAATGTAGTGAATGCCTACGAAGAAAGACTTAAGTTGACTCAAAACGAGAATTTTGTTGATTTGATGGTGGCCGAAATAAGACTTAAATACATGAAATCCCAAGTAAAAGATAATAAGTGTCTCATAAGGATACATGATTCTGGTGACTTCTATAGCAAAGATTATGCCATGTCTTGGATTGAGATTATTGAGAAGTGTCTCGATGTGAGATTCTATGCCTATACCAAAATGATACAGATTTTTAATGAGTTGTCTTATAATGGCAATATACCTAATAACTTTAGACTGATATATAGTTTCGGTGGCAAGCAAGATCACCTTATTGATTGTATCAATCATAGACACTCCAAAGTGTTTCCATCTGAGACTGACCTGTTGGCTGCAGGTTATACCGATGCAACTAATGACGATCTAGTAGCTGCACTAGGACCGAATAATAAAATAGGTCTAGTGTATCATGGCCAAAAGTCCTATACCAATACAAATTGGGCAAAAGTCAAGTAATCTAAATTCAATACAGGCTGGTATAGGTGCAAATCCTATTCCAGTCTCAATATAATACAGTTTCCGGATTATATACCTATAGACCATAACTCAACACCGGATAACGTATCATTATGGTATGTCAAACCTATGTAAAGTGACTAATAGTTCTACAGTGACTTAACCTATTGAAACTACTAATATAAGTAGAAAATCTCATAATAGTGTATATAAGTTCAACATAATATCATACTGAGACTATTGAATTCACTGAGCTATTGTTGGCATTCATAATGCAATAGTAGTAAGTATGATTCACAATTAAGTGAGTTATAACAAGGGGAAATAAAATGTATAACATAAACAATAAACAATCAATAGGTACTCAAGTAAAAGAAGTAGTAAAGTCTCATATTGAGACTCGTGGTGAGACTTGGCTTATCACATTGGGTTATGCTGCATCAAATGATTATGCACAATCAGTAGTAGGCATTATTCAAGCATTAACAGGTCAATATACTCGATTTGAGACAGTGGCTCGATATATCAGAAAGCAGAAAGCAGTTATTCGATCCAAAGTTACAACTGCATAATACATAATAACATAGGCTATACTATTGTGGTATAGCCTTAATTTAAAATAATAGGAGTATCATTATGAGAAAATTTAATGTAGAACTTAATGTATCAAAATTAAACACTAAGAAAATTCAGTTGTCTCAAATTGAAGCACGTCTCAATACAGCACAATTGCAACTTGAAACACTTAAGGCACAATATAACACAAAATTGGTTGAAGTAAATGAACTAGAACAGTGTATCAAATTGGCACAGACAACCCCATCTGTGTCATAATAAGACATTCCCCCATGTCTTTGGCCTCTGTATCGTTCTGGTACAGGGGCTTTTTTATCATTATGAGACATCCGTATTATGTATCAAAATGAGACATTGGCACGATTGTTGCAGAAGGGGATACGGTCAAAAAACGTCACCTCCCCTAACCCCTCCAGGGGTACTAACCCTCTTTCTCAATTTTTAAAAAAATTTTAAAATCGATTGACACTAACCCCACCAGATGATATTATTTCTTTATGAAATCTTTATATACTTGTTTTACATGTAATGAAAAGAAATCCAAAGAAGAATTTTATAGATGTTCTTCTAGATCTAATGGAATACAGAGTAGGTGTAAAACCTGTGATAATAAAAGGCATAGACCAAATAGATACGCCAACTCAGAATCCTATAGAAGATCTATAGCAAAGAGCAATAAAAGGCCTGAGCAAAGAATTAGAAATAATTTGAGAAGACGGGCTAGAGGCATATGGAAAAAGCAATTAAGTGATGTTTCTGCAATTAAATACTTAGGTTGCACTTATAGTGAATTTCTAAAACATATTACCAACTTATTTGAACCAGATATGACTCTAGATAATTATGGTCAATGGCATATAGATCACAAAACTCCTTTATCTTGGTTCGATCTTAATAACCCAGAAGAGGTTAAGAAAGCTTGTCACTATACAAATTTACAACCAAAGTGGGCAAGGGATAACCTTAAAAAAAGTAATAAAAATAATAGCTAAACTAAAAATTTTAAAAAAAATTTATTTTTGGTCTTTCTCACCAAACAGAATCTTATTGGCCTGATGTCTACCTTTAGCTTGCTCTTCAGGAACCCATTCTGCATTATCCATTATAGTTTGTAAGTAAGCTTGTCTAATCATATCTTCTAATTGAACTACACCCTTTTTCTTACTTTTAGTTTTAATACCAAACATAACTTCAGCAGCACCTATTTCCCACATCATCTCAGCTTGTCCTTTCCAGCCAAGAGTACCTTGAGCTATTTTGACTGTATTAGCCATAGCCTCTTCAAACTCCTTTTGCTTACCTGGTTTAGCTACTAATACCTTACCTTCTAACTCATCCATTTATACCTCCTATTAAAACTATTTAATAACACTTCAGTTTTACTAACTTTACAAATAGTACTTAATCTATCAATAGTAACAAATAATGCTACTATAGTTTTACCGTCAGATATACATCGTTTAAGAACATATCTATCTTCTTTAACTTCAATTACTTTAAAATATATGTATGTATCAACTCCTAGCCTTAAATAATCTCCAACCTCATACTTCATTTTTACCATCTTTTTTAGTATTACAAGGAAAACCATCAAGACTATAGCCATAACTATAAGTAAATCCATCTTTCATATAAACATTATGTCTATCTTTATTCTTATAAAGCAATAACTCAGCTTTAGTAGGTAATCTTAAATTAGGATCATCAAAATCACTAATATGAGCAGTAATGTAAGTATCATTTATATGATCATAACAATAGTAACTATGAGTATATACATCACTAGCAATTAACTCTATTAGATACTTTCTATCATTATATTCTACTATAAATAGAGCACCTATTTTAATATCATTTCTTCCCATACAACACCTTACTAATCTTTTTATCTAGAAGCTTCAGATCTTTTTCTTTTACTATAGAAACGTCCCCATTGTCAACATAATAAATCCAGTAATACTTATCCCCTTCCATAAATAAAGGCGGCAAATAGACTTTACAGATTCTTTTATTGACTACGTACAAATCTTTATATAATTTATACTCTCCACTATATTTGATTTGATTTACCTCTACTTAAAGTTAATAAACTCATACTTACATTTATAGTAACTTACACTTATTATAAGTATCAGTTATACTAGAGGATATGACTAAAAATAAATATTTTAAGAAATAACCCTATAATTTCAAATAGTAACCTACTTTTAGTAAAATATCAAGAACTATGTTTAAAGTTTACTTAGTATATACACATAAAGAATATGAATTCAGTATTATATAATAAGGTGATATAAGCTTAATTCTCAAAAAGAATTAAGCGCAATAGAAAAGGGTGATATACTATACTGAAGTTATAATCTGTTGATTATATAGTAGTATACCACCCTCCCTAAAGTCCCTCCCTCCAACAGAAAAAAACTGTAGATATATTTGACAATTGTAAAGGTTTAGGTTATATATGAGTAAAAAGGAAGGCAGATATGTGATAGATGAGACTAATATACTACCAGACCTATTAGAACAGAAAACTCTGTATATCAATAAAAATACTAAGAAAATAGAAGAGTTATCAGTATATGACGTATTTTTAAGGAATGATCGTAAGGACTTAGTAAAAGTAGAAAATAAAAAAGCTACCAAAATCCTATTTAACCAAAACCGACAAGAACTCTCGAAGAGAAAGTAACAATCATGATTGATTTTGATAAGTTTAAGTATAAGATGGGCGATAAGATTCGTAAACTGAGTACAACTGCAATATATGAGATAATAGAAATAGAGGAAGTATCATCCTTTACAAGTTATCCTTATAGACATTATAGGCTTAGAAATACTAGTAATGGTTATACTGATAGTCCAATATGGTTAGGTCAAAGTATAGTTCATAGTAGATATGAGCCTTGTAATCCAGCCATTAAGGTATTGTATGATAAGAAAGACAATAGTATGGATTTGATGAGTTCTAACCGAGCTGGGGAGCGAAGCGCCCAGTGCTCACTGGAAGCGTTACCCGATAGTAGCAAGAAAGTGTCTCGGTAGGCGATGAAAGATATACCACCAATAAACTATAAGGTCGGAGACGTAATAGAGCCAATAGACCAGAGATATCAACACATTAAGGCAATAGTCACGGACATAACAGAAAGAGGAATCCTATTCAAAATAATAGGATCAGTTAATACAGGATTAATACCTCACCACCAAGGTCACTTAATGACCAAATGCCTAGCAGGGACAGTACTTTATGGAAGTAAAGATAAAGAACATAGTAAGGGCTAAGAATACCAATGAGATCTACGAAGTAGTTAATATCATTGGAGAATTACTAATATGTAAGCCTGTAAATCACAGTACTGGACACAAAGGAGTCGATAAGATCGGTTTGCCCATGAAGGTCGATGATGTGGAAGTTATGATGGACGAAGAAACAGATGCTTTTAACCTCCTGTTTAAAAAGGACCCTAATGAAATTAGCTAAACTACCGAAAATAGGAGATATTGTTAAGTTTAAGAGGCAATACTCTTTTTACGGAGGCCCCCACGACTATACAAACGAGCACATAGAAATCGAGAAGGGAACATTAGCTGAAGTAGTAGATAGAGACTTCTACAACTCTTCAAGTGGCATCTCAGACGCCATGACGTGTATGTTGGCTTTGGCTATTGTAGTAAATGGGGATTTGTCCATATTTAGATTTAATTACTTGATTCACAAGGACTTAATAGAAATATTGGAACCTTCTAAAGCATTGAAATTACTATATGAAACCTAATAAAAGAGCTAGGTGGCCCATGCCGAAAAAGGCTAGGCATAGGGTTGGAGACGTATTAATAGTCCAATTAAAACCAGCTCAAAATATACCTACTGTTTGGGTGGGGGAAGTAATTTCTTTATCAGAATCTACCTATTCCCTAAAATGCCTAAGCTATGAGGCAAAAACGCCTATAAAGGTCCCGTTTCTATTTGAGCCGTGCCTAACTAAAATACACAGAAACGAATTAAATAGCGTAATAAAGACGATCAAAATACTTTATAACCGTTGACTTAGTATATACATATAGTATTGTAGGAGGCTCTCATAAGAGCTTGAAATTACTATATGAAATTTAGGTTTATTGAATATCAAAGCGACATCTACATTGTAGTTGGAATAGGTTATAACGAATTAAGCGAATGTAAAGAATATTTTGAGTGTATACCCTTAAGAAAGCATAGATTGAACCTATTTGAGCTTATCTTAGACAGACATACCATAAATATTGAAATAGACAAAGCTAAAGAGATAACTGATAAAAAAAGACTTTTAACCCTATTGGTGCTATATGGATAGTAAGTTTGATATTGGAGACCTTGTATTCTACGAAAATAGGATATATGTGGTAAAAACAGTACACATGCTAAATCCTCAGATACCGTCAGACCCTTACGTTTGTGGGATAGTCCTAAAAGGCGATAAAACGGCCTACCCAAGGCAGTTAATGGTTAGGGAAGGTCTTCTTGCCAAGTACAACTCAGAAGCCTCTGTAAAGGCTATAAAGGTGTTATATGGGAAAGATAAAGGAAATGACGATAAGTGATGACGATCAGATGGTAATAAGTATAGCAGAAGCTAATATACGAAAAAGCCCAGAAATGTATAAAAAGTTGTCTACTAGCAACATATTAGAGGATTTTGCAGATGGTGAGATAGTTAGATGTACCTTCCTTAAGTCCTTATTTGAGGTTGTTGGGCCGTCTTTATTTAACTCTAATAAGTTATATGTGTCTCGTGTGGGTTATATTGGAGATGAGGTACTGTTAGAAATTAGTCCAGATTTCCTAAAAAAGGTTGAAGCTAATAAGAAAACTATGAAGGTATTGTATGGAAATTAATGTAGGGGATTTCTTATTAACTGAACAAAAACAACTATTTAGAATCATAGACGTATATGTAGACGATACTGGAATATATTATGATATAAAGAGTTACGATGCTAACGTAGACTATTATGGAAGATGGGACCACCAATACATTAGGGCAATACATAAAGATAGGCTAAAACAGCTAGGAAAGATCATTCCAGAAGAAAAAATAACAAAAATGACGAAAATTCTTTACGGTTAACGTTTACTTAGTATATACATATAGATATATACGGGAGAGCAACTTTGTCAACACCTAAAAAACCCAACAAACCCGAAGAGTTATCAGAAGAGCAATTTAACAAGCTGGTGGAAGAAAACGAGCAGTTTGACGACCATTTCTTTAAAATCCTGGCAGGAACAGATAAGTATGAGATAGTACCTACTCTTACTGACCACGGACAACCTTTAACAAAAGAACAGTACTCACTCGTAAAAAATGAGTGTTCACGTTTAGGCTTATCGGTTATTTATAGAATGGACCTACCAGATGGATCAGTTGTTTATACGAGTATAGAAAATAATAAAGTAGGATATATTCATGAAGGAATACATTAAGTTATAGTCAGTAGTTTTTCAACCTTATTAATTGTTTACATAACAAAAAAGGAAACTTGGACAGACGCTTATTAATTATTTCAAAAATAGATATATCCTACTTACGTTTTGAGGAGAAAACAAATGGTAGGAAACAAGATTAAGTACACTTGCAAGAACTGTGGGTGGACTACTTCAATAAGAGAGGAATGGGCAGACCTTAAACCTAAGCGGTGCATGAACAAAAAATGCAACACTAGTTTTCAAAAGTCTCCAGAGTCTTTGATTGTGGAAGTACCAAAAGAAGAAGTTTTAGATAAAAAATTTCAAAAGAAAGCTAAGAAGAATGAAACAGAAGACAGTAACTCTTAAGAAAGCTGCTGTATTATCTAACAACAAACTTAGATCAAAGATAGTTGTTGACACTAGCAAGGTAGATCAATATGAGCGAAGACGACAAAAAAGATCAAAGCACAAAGAAAGATAGTTCTGGAGAACATTTAAGGCTATATAAAAATGAGGCTATAGAGAAATCTGCAGCCCAAGTAGAAGCCTATCACAATGTTAAAAAACTTTCGAATAAAAATTCTAACTGGACGTTGACTCAGGAGTTGCTACAAGAAATTATGGCTGCTCACACTATAGTTAACCCAAAGAGCTTACCTCCATTAACTGAGATGGTAGAAGAGTTGAAACAACTAATTGAAACTCGCTACACAGATGATGAAGTATCAAAAGATATACTTTTAAAAAGTATACCTACAATGAGGTCTGTTAGAGAATGGGTTAAAAAAGAGGGTTGGGATGAGGCTGTTTGGGGATATGTAAGAGCAGACGGATTGTTTACTGCACAGAAACGAGCTAAGGTTATCGAGTCTTTGAGAGAAAGGGCCATAGATAAATCTGATGCTGCTGCCAAAATCTGGTTAACTCTTAGTGGAGATTACTCAGAAAAAATGGAAGTTGATAATAAGTCTGTTGAAGTGTATCGAGAGATTAACAATATCCTTCACGGCAAAAAGAAGAATGAATCTTAATCGACACATTTGAGAAGAGCAAGAGTATGTCACAAATAGAACAGTTTAACGTAGAAGGTAAACCTCTAAGAATCCATGAATTGGATATAGAAGGTTTGGCTAAATATTTGTGTGACAACAAGGTAAGAACTAGTCAAGGAAAGCTTATACAGCCTTTACATGAAGGACACTTAGAAGTCATCAAAGACATAGCTAGATTTAAAACTCTAGCTTGTGGAAGACGATGGGGAAAAACTCTACTAACCTCCTTGATAGCTTTAGCTGTACTAATGCAAATGAATAGAAGGGTGTGGATAGTAGCCCCTGACTATAGTTTGTGCGAAAAGGTGTTTAGAGAACTATATCATATCTTAGTTATTCAATTAAAGATTATTCGTCCAGGAAAACCTGGAGGGGGAAGAGCACGTAACCAAAAAGGAGACTATTATTTAGAGACTCCTTGGGGTTCTGTTCTGGAAGCTAAATCTATGGAGAACGTAGATAGCTTGGCAGGGGAAGCAAACGATCTAGTCATTGTGGATGAGGCGGCATTAAACCCCTCTCTTGAAGATATCTGGACTCAAATGCTAACTCCAACTTTGATGGATAAAAGTGGTAGTGCTATATTTATCAGTACTCCACGAGGAAAAAATAGTTTCTACAAGTTATTTTTGTATGGGCAAACTGGAAAAAAACAGCGAGAAGGGAAAGTATCTATTACCTTCGATGAAGAAGCTCAAGTAAGTAACGATATGACAGAATGGAGTTCCTTTCAAAGAACAAGTTATGATAATCCATTACTATCGTCAAGTGCAGAAAAATCAAAGGAAGAAATAGATTCGGCGTACAGAAGAGCGGCATTGTCTGGAAAGCTGGTTAAATTTAAGCAAGAATATCTTGCAGATTTTGAGGCGGTTTCTGATAGTTGTTTTCCTGGATTTTTAGTAGAAGAAACAGATTTTAATAGATTTCCGAATGTTATAGATTATATATGGCATCCTGATGAAGGACCAGTATATGCTGCTTGTGATCACAACTTTGCTAAACCAGCTAGTACAATATTTGCACAAGTTAATAAGTATGGAGATGTGGTGATTTTCGATGAAAGATTTACGCCACACACTTCAAGCTACATGCAAGCACAGCAGATAATAGACAAAGAAAAAGACTTAACTAAGCAAGCAATAAGTATTTGGAAGTCTGAATTAAAAGAGATATCTAAACAACACCATATAAGGTGCAATGACATCATAGCAGATATTTCTGGAGATCAGGTTCAATTAAATGGTAGAACAGCTTGGGATGATTTTGAAGCTGTTTTAGGAAAAGATAGAAGGCCAGTAGGACTTAAGCAAGACAGGGAAACTGGAGCAAATATGATAAGGTTGTGGTTAGAATTTCCACAATTTGATCAAAAAGGAAAACCACTTACTGATGAAAATAAGCAGCACATAAAAAGACCTAAATTATTTATTACAAGAAATTGTGTTAATACTATTTATGCTTTAAGTACTGCAGTATTTAAAAGGGGTAAGAACGGAAGCCTTAAAGAAGATTACGATGAAACACCAGAAGGGTATGAAGGGTTATTAGATGCCTTAAGATACTTGATGGTTTATTTATTTCACGATACTGGTCAGCATTTTAGTGTCGTAAAAGGAGTTATTTAATGGCTATTTCTAAAGCTCAAGCAAGGAAAGTAAGACAACCTACATTAGTAGGGGATTTAGAACTGACTGATTTGCTAAATGCGTCAAACACAAGTGAAGTGATAGAACTAAGTAACGTATCAGAAAAGGTAACGATTCAATCAGACGGTACTTTGGCTGGTACAGTAGAATTTTCAACAAATGGTACTGATTTTTATGGGTCAACTGCTTTCACGGCTACTGTGCCACTAACTTATAATACTCACTTGGTTAGAGTTGTAAGAGTTACTAGAACTGGTGGAGCAGGAAGACTACATTTGGTAGCACTATAATGGAAAAATTGATATATAGAAAAAATAAGATGTTCTGTATAGATAAAAGTAAACTAAAGCCAGAAGCACAGGCAACTGATGTTATTTCCGCTTTATATGCTGCCATCTACTCAGAATTTTCTGGGGCCATGTACAACTCAGATTATAAGGATTTGTCTAATTTAGAGAGATTTGAAAAAGTTAATGAGTTTGCCGTAGATTGGCTAACAAAAAGAGGACTTTTATAATGAAAAAACAAAAGCAAAAAGAGTTGACTGTAAAAGAGATTACTAATCTTGTTGGTCAACAACATAAAATGAAAGAGGTAGCTCCTCCAGAAGGAGCTGGTAAATCTAATATGTTAGATGGAAAACCAGCTATGACCGTAAAAGAAGCTACTGCAAATTGGTTTAAGGCTGCAAAAGAACAAAATCCTAGCTCAAGCTTCTTAGATGTTGCTTCAGAAGGACTAAAACCAACAGCAGCATTAGATAGAGAAATGTTATATAAAGGCAAAAAGAAAAAATAAGGAGTATTTAAAATGATGGCATATAAAAGTAAAGGTATGAAAGCACCACGTCCTGGATCATATAAACAAGATGAGGACGCTCAATCTGATGCGCCAAAAACAGAACCTTCAATGCAACACAAAGAACCAGCTTATTCTAAAGAAGAGGGAATGCAATCAAAAGCCCCCACTACTAAGAAAAAAGCTCTCCCTACACAAGACGCTCCTCCTGGAGTAAAAGGTGTAAATGAGGGAACTGAGCACACTCTTCCAAAAAGCGGCGGAGTTGGAGAAACAGAAGTTTAATTTTTTGTGGTGGCTACAAACAGTGATGGACCTAAGTTATTAAGTAAACGGAATTGTAGTTCTGTTGATAACTACTCCCCACACGGTCAGTACGGTATTAGGCGTACGTTGGGTTCCCGCAATCGCAAGATGTATGTGGAACGAAAACTGACCCCACATTTTTTATCTAATTAACTAGAAGAGCTAGTTGATCCATTATCTAGAGGATAAGGAGGAATAAGTGAGTTTTAATCTTGGAATCGCCAATCACCCAATCAGCAGATTAGGAGGATTGAGTTCTGTAGGAGTATATCTTTACGAAGATGTATATTACAGGCAGTGGATTACAGAGATTGCTTTAGCATTTTATGAGGGTTAACCAATTAAATCGGCCCTCTTTAAACTTCGTTAATTGCTGGAAATTGTCCATTGACAACAATCAGCAGCCAAGATATAATAGAAATGTTATATAAGGTTCAGAGACTAATGAGTTTAATATCATATTAATAGAAAGGGAAACCTTTAGTGAACATAAATAGTTTAAGAAGTTCAGAGTTAGATGCATTTGTGGTAGGTACTGTTTTAGGAGACTCGTCAATAATTAAAAAAAAAGTTACTCATACTGCTTACTTTAAGTGCAGTCATTGTAACGAGCAGAAAGAATTGTTAGAGTTTAAGAAAAAAATACTACTCCAAATACACCCAGTAACTGTAAATATAAGACAAACTCCTAGAGAAGATTGGCAATTAAACACAAATTGTCTAGTTTACTTTGACAAGTTAAGAGAAAAATTTTACCCAAATGGCACTAAAAAAGTAACTAGAGAATTATTAAACAAGTTAAATCCATTAGGTTTAGCTGTTTGGTACATGGACGATGGTCAACTATGTTTACAGACATCTCCAAAAGACAGATCTAAGTACTTAAGTAGAAGAGCAAGAATCTGGTCATTAAGTTTTTCTTATGAAGAACATCTTATAATTAAACAATATTTTAAAGAAGTATGGGATATAGATATAAAAATTTATAATTGCTTTAAAAAGGGTGGAAAAAAGTTCTACATAGAATTTAACTCCACTAATTTTGCAAAATTTAGAGAAATTATAAAAGATTACATAATACCTTGTATGCTCTATAAAATAGACCTAAAATATGATACTAGATATCCTAATCTATATGAAAAATATAGAATGGATGCCCTCATCGAGAAAGCGAAGCAACTAGTTACTTAGTTGAAGATATAGTCCACAACAAAAGCGACAAGATGAATTTGTTTGGTTAGACCTAGTAAGGCAATTTCGAAATCCAGAAAAACAACAAATTTTACCAATGAATTTTACAAAAGAAATCATTGATGAAGTTTCTATCTTATATCAAGAATCTCCAATATATCAAGTTGTAGACGAAAAAGGAAAACTTTTAAAAGAAGACCAAGAACTTTGGGAAGAAATTCAACAAAGTAGTCGATATCTGATGCTTATGGATAAACTGGATCGTTGGACGAGACTATTAGGAACAGTTCTAGTTAAAGTCAGTTTTGTAGATCCAGACACTGGACAGCTAGTTAAAGATAATCAAGGCGGAAGAGTACAATTAGACATTATGCATGGTGGAGTATATGACATTCGTCATGGAGCTTCTCCTTACTACATTACCGAACTATTAATAGGATTTGGTACAAAGTTTGGTGGATGGGCACATGAAAGTGGAAGTATATCTGGAGGTGGAGTAGCCGCCTCAATACCAAGCCCTTCTAACTACGGGTTAAATGATGCCAGAGCCAGTAAAGGCCTTACTTATAATGAAGTAGGGACCGTAACTGAGTTAGGAAGAGTTAACAGGATTTATTGGAGTCCAGATTCTCACGTAATAGTCGATGAGAAACAAAATGGATTCAAAGTAAAAAATCCTTATGGAATGATACCAGCAGTACCATTCTTTAATTCCGATCCAGCACATTACTACTTTTTACCTATTAATGAACCTCTCATATATGCTAATCACGCAATTAATATGAGAATTACTGACTTGAATCACATTGCTAAATTTCAGTCATTCGGAGTACCTGTTGTTAAGGGAGTAGAGAGATCTACCTCACTGAGACAAGGAAGACCAGTAGATGACTATAATCAATTAAAAGGCGGTGCAGCACAGTCTAGATTTGGTGGATTAGGTGGAGTAAGTGGTATAGGAGCTTCAGGACAATACAGAACGTTTGATTCAGGATTTGGTATCTTTAGAGATGGGAATGCTGACGCAGCTATGTTAGGTATGAGTCTTGGTCCAGATACTGCTGTTGCTGTTGGAGAAAAAGGAGATTTTAAATTTGCTCATCCTTCTGCGGATATTGTAGGTTTAGTTAAGACAATTCATTCTATTACCGATATGGTTAGAATAAATCACGGACTAAGGCCAAAATATGAGCAACAGACTGCAGCATCAGGTTTTGCAGCAATGATGGAAAAGATCGGAGTTATAGAAGATAACGTAAGACGATCTAGACTGTTTAAAGAGAGAGAGCAACAATTATTTCAAATAATTAAAAAGCTTTGGAATACCCACCACAATAAGGGTGCAGATAGACAATTTTCAGAAAATGCAGAATTAGATATTACTTATAAAATTCCAGATTTTACTGTAGATCCTAAAACGAAAAAAGAAGATCTAATGATGGAAGCCAAGCTCTTGGATACAGAAGATACACATATTATTGGTAAATTGTATCCACACATGAGCGAAAGTGAAATTCAGAAGCTAATCAAAAAACGTAGAAAAGATAGACAGGATAAAACAGAATTTGATACAGAATTGCAGGCACAAACTGGAGCTACATTGCAGGAACATGGATTAGGTCCTAATGGAGCGCCACCGCCTCAAAATTCAGGAGCAGATGTTCCTAAACCTAAAATCGATAATAAAGCCAAGCATTCAGAGGAAAGCTCTAAACAGCCTGGTAAAAATATGGATAAGAGGGCAAAGAATCCTAAGAAAGAAGAGGAGAAGTAATGTCGAAAACCGAGGAGAAAAAACAAATTTATGAGGTTTGGATTCTAAGGCACGATGATCAACACATTCGTTGTATTAGTGAAAACAGTTACGACAAATGTTATGAAAGTTGGAAAAAGCTAGTTGGAGAATGGAAATTAAGTATTTCTGAAAAAGTACCGTTTTCTATGAGCACTCCAGTAGTTACTGCTTTTGATCCAGGACTTATAAAAGAAATAACTCTTAGACCACTGATCCAGGTAGAAGAGTCAAAGTATGATAATCCTTATCAACAAAAAATGATGAGAGATGGATTAGCAAACACGCTTAAAGGCGTTGGCACCGTTCCAGATATTCTGGACGGAGGCTATAGATAAATAATTCTAAGCTAGTAGAGCTAGCAAGGAGAAGAAAATGTCAGATTTATTGAACACAATGGGGAAGAAATCAAATTCAGTAGAAGGGGCTGGTAATGCATCAGAACCACAAAAAGCTACAGCAAGTGCTGGAACCTCTACTGGCGAACATGGTAGAGGCGACGACTTACTTGCCAAGCTTGGCGGTAAAAAGTCTCAGGAAAATTCTGCCGAAACTACTGCGACTTCTAGTGCTGAATCGGGTCAAACCCCAAAGTCAGCTTCTAGTATGGAAGAGCCTACTGGAGGTCAAAATTCAGAGTGGACTGATGATTCCAAAATGAAGGAAATCAAGAAACTCAGAGAAGAAAATAAAGCTTACAGAGTAAAATATCAGGAACAGATTGATAGACTTGCTCGTGAAAACGAAGTTAGGTTACAAAAACTTCAAGAGGACATGCAGCCATTGGCTAATGCCCAAAAAGAGCTTGAACGGATTAAAGCCGAACAAGAAGATAAAAAACGAGATTTAGCTGAAAGGCTAGCTCATCGTGAAGCTAAGGTAGCTGAAATTCAAGCTATTGCGGAAGCTAAAGAAAGAGAATACCAAAAGCAACTTGCCGAAAAAGATGCTAAATTGAGTAGTTTTTTAGCTGATGTTGAAGCACAAAAGCAGATTTATCAAAATCGAATCCAAGAAGAACTAAGCAAAATTCCTGAAACATATCAGGATTTGGCTAAATACATAGTAAAGGGTGCAGAAGACCCACGAGAAGCTCTAACAATTATACAAGAAGCAAAGTTACGAGGCATGTTTGAGGACAAAACTGTGGTTGTTAATCATAGCGTCCCAGGTGCTAGTGACGGCGCTCGGTCTAGTAATGAGCGGCTCAAAGAAGCTGAGATGGATCGCCGAATGAAGATGAACTCTTCACAAAAAATAGGCGAAGCTCTCAAGCAGATTAAGTCTGGTACTCCTAACAATGTATTCAGAACAAAATAATTAAGGAGAATTTTTAAATGGCTCAAGTAATTTCATTATCAGATGCCGCAGTTCTAACTAACAACTTGTTGGTAGAAGGCATCGTAGCCGACATCGTAACTGTTGATGAATGGTTTAAATACCTTCCATTCGTAGTTTTTGAAGGCTTGGCTTATACATTTACACGTGAGAAGCGCCTCGCTAAAGCAGACTTTGCTCAACCTGGTTCAAATTTGAATCAAGCTAAATATCAAGGCGGAGCTAGCTTCGAACCCGTTAACGTAAACCTTTCAGCTATTATCGCTGATATTATCATTGACGGTCAAATCGAAGATCAGTTTTCTGAAACTAATGATCAACTTCAAGTTCAGATTTCTGCAAAAGCAAAACAAATTGCTCGTATTTATATGAATGCAGTTGTTAATGCTAAACGTTTGAGCGGCCCACTCACTCAAGCTAATAATGGTCCTATCGGCATTGCTGATCGTTTCAATGGTATGAAGAATATCCTTGATGCAGAATCAGGAAACGTTGATGACGTTAACCACCCTTTTTACAATGGTGGCCAACCAACTCAAACTGAGGCTCTTGTTGAAGATGATCCATCTTCTGCTCGCCAAGGTCTTGCAGGTCGTGTATATACACTTGAAGATCTAGATGCTATGATTGACCGTGTTACTGGCGCAAAACCAGACTTCATTATGATGAACTCTCGTGAATTGCGTACACTTCGCACATTGTTGCGTAACACAGGTGGTGGTACGGACGCTACTCAGATCCAAATGCAGGGTCTTGGTAATGCTAAACCAACTCTTATGTATCAAGACATTGCGGTTTTCCGTAATGACTTCATCTCTAAGGCAGAACCAGTTAACTCAGTTACTCTTTCAGTTTCTTCAATCGGAGGTCCTTCAGCCATTACAATGTCTGCAGACCCAGAAGCAACTGTTGGAACAGGAAATGCCAAGAATCTTTTGATTCGTGGTCTTGATGGTATTATGTACCGTTATCCAATCACAGCCAACACTGCTGGCGCATTGACTGTAACTAGTTCTGGTACTTTCTTTGATCCAGAAAACAATGCTCAACAAAGTCGTTTGCCACTTGATGGCGGCAACTTTGCTGGTGTTGCTTCTGCTATGGTTTCAGAGCGTATCGATGGTTCTAGCATCTATTGTGGTGCTTGGGGCGAATTGAAAGGTGTTGTAGGATTTACTTCCTCTAACAACGCTGGTTTGAAACTAGAGTATGTTGGTCCTCGTGAAAACGAAAATGCTTATCAGTATAGAATGAAGTGGTATTGTGGATTTGATCTCTACAATAGACTTTCTCTAGCTCGCATGAGTGACGTTTTAGGATTAGGTAACTAATTTTAATACTTAGTGGGAGGTCGAAAGACCCCCCCACTATTTTTTATAGGATTTATATGAGATTTATTCAGGATCATTGCAATCATAAAGAGTGTAAAAATAAGCATCATGCTAAAGGGTTTTGCAATACTCATTATACCTCATATAGAAAAACTAATAAAACATATAAGAAAAATAACAATTTTAAATTAGGCAATTTTACTTTTAACTATAAAGATCGTACTAATTGGTCTTTGTCTGTCAAAGAAACATTTTCTAATAAATGTATGTTATGTGGGTGGCAAGAGGCTTCCTGTGATGTGCATCATATAATCCCATTTATGGAAGGTGGAGAAAATACATTACAAAATGCAATAGTTTTATGTCCTAATCATCATAAATTAGCCGACATAAAAAAATTAAATAGAGAATATTTACAGAATATTACTAATAATAGAATAGAATCTATTTTAGAAGAGCTAAAAGGAGATTAAAATGAGCGTTTGGACAACAGTATCATCTGGTAGAGACAGAGATTTTGTAGTATTAAAACACACACTTCGTGGAGTTAATTACACAATTAACGGAATAAAATTTAGAAACAGTTATGCTGTAGTAGAAAAAAATAGCAAAACTTACAAGGATTTAAAAAGAATACCAGTATTAAAGGCATCGGAAGAATATCCTTTGACATTTCTCAGAAAACTATCTTTTATAACTAAACCCAATGATGTTAAAATAGTATATGGAGTAGAAGTATATACTCACTATATGAAAGAATTAGAAAAAGAACTTCATAAGGAAAAGGAAGAAAAGAAAGTTCAAGAAGAAATAAAGCACATAGTTGAACAAAAATTGTGTAGCTATAATACTGTAAGAAACGATCTCTGCAAAGAAAAAGCTTTAGAGCACAGCCCTAGTGGGTATTGTTTGAGGCACATTTTAGAAGAACCCAAACTTCTAGAATTAGGAATAGATGTTCCTAGATTTATACCAAAAAAAGAAAAATGGGAAATGAAACAAAAAGTATCTGCAGAACTAGCCAAATTAAAAAAAGAAGGTAAATTCTAATGAATAAACAAGCTCCAAAACTTAGGTTAATACAAGGTGGTAAAAAAGATCACAAAGTTAAACTTAAAATGGGGCTTTTTTTTATTTTTTCTATAGTAGTATTTTATATGCTAGTAATAGCACTTGGGACTTAGTTTATGGGAACAAAATCACATAGATCATCTGGATCACAGTTTAATCCTAAAGGGGTTACTCAAGGAGTCACATTAGTATGTCACCATACTGGTGATCCCATAGATTGTATAGAAGATGTAAATGGCGTAAGAAGATTAGCTGTAGACGCACAAGTTTCTGCAACTATAGGGGAAGTAAATGTAGATTTAAATGGAGTAGATCCTAATGGAGACTCTGTTCATCTTGTAGATGCCACAACTGGCAATAAGATGAAAGTTAATGCAGATGGCTCCTTAGATGTAAACATAGAGTCAGATGCTGCTGATGGTGACAATATAGCAATAAGTGATGGAACCAACACAGTAGTTGTAAATCCAAATGGGTCACTAAATGTAAACGTAGATCAAATTAATATTGATGGGGTTTACAACGGCACAACAAATCCCAAACCAGATAATATAGGAATAGTAGGAAGCACAAGAAGTACATCTCCAGTTGATTCAAATCAAACTAATAGGATAACTTCTGTAACTGACAATGACGTTCATGCGTTAGATGTAGCTCTTCATAATAGTGATGGAAAAGCTATAGATAATAATAATCCTCTTCCAGTTATTAATGCAGATCCAGATATAGTTCCTACTCATTTTGAAAGTGCTGTAGCTACGGCAGGATCTCCAGATACATTGAGTTTAACTAATAAAATTCAATTAGCATTTATTTTTAATCCTCATAGAGGAGCTAATCAGAATGATCCATCAGATGTACTTTATGTTACTATAGATGGCGGCACTAAGAAAACTACTATACCTCGTGGAAGTTCTAGGTATTTTGCTGGAGTTTTTAATACATTTAAAGTAGATACCAATAATAATGGTACTAATTATGAAGTTATATTGTGGGAGATTCCATAATGGCTAGAATACCAATTCCACCAATATCAGATATACCAGATGCAGAGAATATACCAATAACTACGGTAGAAATTCTAGTGTGTGTGGAACCTGCTCAATATTCTGGACACTTCCAGATAAGTGGAACAGATTTAGTTCCTGGAAAACCAGTTATGATACAGCAAGCTGTAGGTCCATATACTGGTAAAGGGACGTTAATGGATGAAGCCGAAATGGATCAAGTTACAGTTACAGCAATAGTTTTAAATCCAACTACTATACAAGCATATTGGGTATGTCAACCATTTAATGGCCCAATTTCTGGATATCTTAAGTTTAATTATTTTATAGGTCAATAGAGGAGAGTTACATGGCAATTATTCAATCAGGAGTAGATACAACACTGGCGGTGGTTAAACAACCATCAACTCCAGCCGTAGCTACAGATCCAGCTTTAGTTGTGGCAATAAGTCCTGGAACACCAGTCACAGTAGGAGTTCCTCAAGGATCAAGCACTTCTGGACAAACTGGATTACTAGTACAAGGTGCGGTAACAACTTCAGCCCCAACATACGTCAATGGTCAAACAGACCCTTTATCTCTTAATACAACTGGAGATCTTAGAACTGCGGCCAAAATGCAAGATGGTTCTGGTAATTCTATTACCTCAACTGGAGGAGCATTAGACGTTAACATAAAGAGCGATTCTATTCAAATAGACACAGGAGTAGTTGACGAGTCTAGCTTTTCATATGGAGCTGGAGTACAACAACCTGTCGGCGGAGTATATCAAGATACCTCCCCGAACTTAGCACCAGGAACTACAGGAGCATTAAGACTCACTGAATATCGTGGATTGCATGTTAATTTAAGGGACTCTTCTGGTGCAGAAATATCACCAGCAACGTCTGCAAACCAAACTACAGCAAATAGCTCACTATCTAGTATTGATTCTAAGCTAACTACAACTAACAGTGATCTATCCTCTATTTTAGCTAATCAAACAAATGGAACTCAACAAACTACTATAGTTGGTACAGTTCCTTTGCCCACAAATGCAGCTACGGCGTCAAATCAATCTACTATGATTACAGATCTAGGTACATTGATTACCAACACTACTGGTTTAGCTACATCAGCAAATCAAATAACTGCAAATTCTAGTTTAGCTTCTATAGATAGTAAACTCACCTCTCCAATAGCAGTAACTGGACCGTTAACAGACACTCAACTAAGGGCCACTCCAGTACCAGTATCTGGAACTGTAACAGCTAACCTAGGCACTATAGCAGGAGTAGCTACAGAAGCCACTCTAAGTGCTTTGAACACAAAAGTTACTACTACAGCTAATGGAATTAAAGTTGATGGTTCTGCTGTTACTCAACCAGTTTCAGCTACCAGTTTACCATTACCTACTGGAGCAGCAACAGCCGCTAATCAAGCTACAGAAATATCATCTCTATCAAGTATAGATACTAAATTAACTACTACAAACAGTAGTTTATCTTCTATAATTACTAATACAACTGGTTTAGCTTTAGATAATACAGTAAAAAATACCCAAGGCTCTGTTGGAGCAGGTACTGCAGCCTCTAAGTCAGATTTAGCTGGAGGTGTATATAACACGTTAGCACCATCTTTAACAAATGGCCAACAAGCAGCATTACAACTTGACTCTAGTGGACGTTTAATCACAACCACATCAGCTATCCTATCTAATGATAATAACTATGGTACTGTTGGAGTTAATACTTTAAGAACTGCGGCACAGATAGGAAACGCTACAGGCGCAGCTTCATTTGGTGCAGGTACTACTAGTTCTCAAACTCTTCGTGTAGTTCTTCCTACAGACCAAACAGCAATCCCTGCTTCTCAATCTGGAACTTGGAACATAAACAACATATCTGGAACAATTGCGTTACCTACTGGAGCTTCAACCTCTGCCCTACAAACGACTGGAAATACTTCTTTATCGTCAATCGATGGGAAGTTAGCAGATAACTTTGGTGCAGCAACATCTGCTTTAAGAACTGCTGCCCAATTGGGAAATGCATCTGGATCAGCGGATTTTGGATCTGGAGTAACTACTGGACAAACTTTAAGAGTAGTTTTGCCTACTGATCAACCATCATTAACAGTGTCAAGCAGTGCAGTAACAACTTCTGGGAGCTTAACTGGTTCTGGAACTTTAGTATTAAATACTAATGGTAAAAGTACTCTATTAATAGATGTTACTGGTACTTGGACTGGCTACATTCAAATGGAAGGTAGAATAAATAGTGGAACATGGGAACCTTTTTCTGCCATAAATATTTTCTTAGCTGATGGACAAAACTATTCACCTCTAGATACCAATGCTTTATATCAAGCTAACGTAGCTGGATTTACTGAAGTAAGGCTTAGAGCTAATACAATAACTTCTGGTTCAGCAACTATAAATATGTCTGCTGTAGAAGATGCCTCTTTAATTACTGGTATTCAAAGTTATGTATATGTAAAACAGTCTAGTGCAGACAACTGGAATGTTGGAGGAGTGTATACTACTGCTTTACCTACACTAACAAATGGCCAGAAATCTTCTTTGCAGTTGGATTCAAGTGGTAGATTAATAACTACTACTTCTGCAACTTTATCTAATGACAACAATTATGGTACTGTTGGTACTAATACACTCAGAACAGCAGCACAAATAGGTAATGCTACTGGTGCAGCATCTTTTAATGCTGGAACCACTAATGCACAGACTCTAAGAGTTGTATTGCCAACCGATCAAACAGCTATTCCAGCCTCTCAATCTGGAACCTGGTCTGTAAGGAATCAAGATGGCTCAGGTAATGCGATCACTTCTACTGGTGGAGCACTTGATGTAAATATTAAAGGCGACTCGATACAAATTGAAACAGGTATCGCAGATAAATCTGCATTTACTTACGGCACAAGCGTTGAGCAACCTGTTGGCGGCGTATACCAAGACACCTCTCCAGCCTTGACTGCAGGTACGACTGGCGCTTTGCGCTTAACGGCTCAACGTGGACTGCATGTTAACTTAAGAGATTCTTCTGGTACAGAAATTTCTCCTGCTACAGCCGTAGCTCAAGCATCAACAACCGCTGGCCAAACTGGAACCTTGATGCAGGGTGCGGTAACTACAGGCTTTCCTATCTATACCAGCGGCCAAACTAGTCCTCTTAGTTTAACTACCGTCGGTGAATTAAGAATAAACGGTACTGTAATTGGTCCTTACGCAGATAATGCCGATACTGTCCCTACAGGATCAAGTGGATTAATTAAAGCAGCATCAGAATTATATAGTTTTAATGGTACTACTTGGGATCGTGCTCGTGGATCGATTGCCAACGGTTTGTTAGTAGATGTGAGTCGTATTGTTGCTGCACTTCCAACTGGAACTAACTCCATAGGTCAAGTAACAGCAAATGCTGGTACAAACCTCAATACTAGCCTCCTCGCTCTTGAATCTGGTGGTAACTTAGCCTCTATTAAGACTAATACAGATAATTTATCTTTAGCTCAAGCTTCAACTACTGCTGGACAAAAAGGTAATTTAATATTATCTGCTACAACTTCTGCTGCACCAACATACACTACTGCAACGTCGAATCCTTTATCTACAACTACTGCAGGTGATTTAAGAACAGTTGCTAAGATGCAAGATGGTTCTGGTACATCAATTACTTCTACTAGCGGTTCATTAAACGTAAACGTAACTGGTGGATCAACTGGCGGTCAGCAGTATGCTGATGGAGCTGCTCGTGGAACAGCTACTGGTAATTTAATGATGGGAGATGATGGGACTAATATCCAATCAATCTCAGTTGATACTACTGGTAAGCTTAACATTAATAATATTTCTGGGACAGTTAGTTTACCTACTGGAGCTTCAACTTCAGCTCTTCAGACTACAGGAAACACCTCTCTTTCATCTATTGATGGAAAATTAAACAATAATTATGGTATTGCCACTGGTGCTTTGAGAACTGCTTCTCAAATAGGTAACACATCTGGTGTAGCAGATTTTAATAGTGGAATAACAACTGCCCAAACATTAAGAGTCGTACTGCCTACTGATCAGAGTGCAATTCCAGTTTCACAAAGCGGAACATGGAACATCAATAATATAAGCGGTACAGTTTCTCTCCCAACAGGTGCAGCAACTTCAGCTCTTCAGACTACAGGAAATACTTCTTTATCTAGTATCGATACAAAATTAACTTCACTTACAGATGGAACACAAAAGTCAGTGGTTCGTGGTGGAGCTAAAGGTACTACAACGGCGTCTGATGTAACTTCAACTGCTAGCGGAGCAAATCATCAAGTTCTCGACGTTGCAATTTATGATAGTTCAGGTAATCAAATTACGTCATTTGGTGGGAATGAGCAACATGTTCAAGGCGACACTTATGTTTCTGGAACTACAAAAGGAGTAATGTCGTTTGGAACTGTTAATAGTGGTGCGCCTACTTATGTAAATCAAACTACAGCTCCATACTCTTTAGATACCAACGGTAACATGAGAACTTTAGCCAATGGTTATGTTGGTTATGCCGCTGGTTCAAATTGGACTACACCTTCTGCTGTTAAAGGACAGTCATTTCCCTTAGCATTAAATCAAGTCGGTGCAGCATTTGTAAATTTTCAAGGAATGAATGCTGCTGGATCTTTGAATGCTCTAAACGCTACTGGTAGTATGAATGTTGCTGGAATGAACAGCGTAAAAATAGTTATTGTACCAACAGGATCTCCTTTGGTGGGTACATTAATATTTGAAGTGTCTGGTGATGGAGGAACATGGGTAACTAGCAATTACACAACTGATCTTACTAGAAACATTCAACTTGGTGCTGCTGGAACATCGACCAATACTTCTGGTGTTTTTATAGTTTCTCTAGGTGATCAATCTGGATCATCAAGTCAAGCATTTGCTGTACGAGTAAGAGTAAGTGCTTTTACTTCTGGACAAAATATATGCTATTTAAGTGCTGATACTAAAGATGCTGGCTCTTACACTCTTTCAATGGGTAATGTTCCTTCTGGCTCTACTGATATAGGCGCTCCAGTTAAAGTTGGAGGAATATACAATTCATCTGCCCCCACATTTACTACTGGTCAACGTGGAGACTTGCAGATTAACTCTTCTGGAAGTTTAAAAGTTGACGGATCTGCAGTTACACAGCCTGTATCTGCTTCTTCTTTACCGTTACCTACAGGTGCGGCAACTTCTGCTAACCAAACTACCCTTGGTTCCCAGACAACTAAGATTAATGACGGAACCAACACAGCGGCTGTAAAAGCTTCATCAACTGCTCCAGCCACTACTGATCCAGCGTTAGTTGTAGCGGTAAGCCCAAATTTCGGAGTATCTTTAAATGACGGATTAAAAGCCACATACTCCGCTTCTATTGTGGGATTAGTTCCAGTAGCGTCATGTACAGACTTATTCACTATTACAGGCTCTGCTAGCAAAACCGTAAGAGTATCAAGAATAACTGTCACTGCAACCCAAACTACCTCTGGACAGATAGACGTGGCTTTAATTAAAAGAAGCACAGCAAATTCATCAGGCACAAGCACATCACCAACAGTAATACCCCATGATTCAAACAGTGCTGCTGGAAGCGCCACGATTAGAGCCTACACACTAAATCCAACATTAGGAAATACGGTAGGAACCATGAAAGCAAGAAAAGTTTTTGTAGGATCTACTGTAGCAAACTCAGACGAATTTATAACGGATTTTGGAGTCAGAAACTCTCAAGCAATCGTTTTAAGAGGAACATCTCAAGTACTTTCAGTTAATTTAAACGGAGTAACAATTACTGGTGGAAGCTTCAACATATCAGTAGAATGGACTGAGGAATAATATGCAAAATTCTCAACTTAAATTAACTCAAATTAGTCAATTCTCTTCAGCTAATGTAAACGCTAATGGAAGAGGAAAAATGCAGACCGTTCCAGCAGGAACAACGGTTAGTATAGATTTAAAGATGACAGATGACTGCTTTATTACTGGAGGTGTACTTAGAACTGATGCCGCTACTTTTGGCGATAAAGCTACATTTCAAGTGATAGATATTGATAACATACTTGGATATGGAGAAAATAAGATTTTAGGGACTTATTTAACCGATTGGTACATGAGATCTGATGCTCAACAGCAATTAGATGAAAATTTATACTATCCAGCAAAAATACTAGCAAATTTGTATCTTAGAGTTATTTATGCCTCTGTAGGGAACACGGATGTTCAAGTGGCAGTAAACTATAGGTTACACAAGGCATTATACTAATGAAAACAATATACATAGGATTTTCTTGCAGCGGAAAAATAGGTTCTAAACTAATTTCTTGGTTTATGAGAAAACCTTTCTCCCACACATATCTCAAATTTCAAGAGCCTTGGTATAAAGATCAAACTATTCATCAAGCTACAGGACATGGCTTAGGATACATGAGCGAGAATATATTTAATAGCGAATGTACTGTGGTAAAAGAGTTTCCTTTACAAATTTCAGATGAGTTATTTTTAGAAGTAGTCACTAACTGCCACAATAATTCTGGTGCTAATTATGGTTATTTTCAGTTATTAGGCATATTTATGGTTGACGTGCTGTCTAAAATAGGAATAAAAATTAAAAAGAACCCCATAAGAGGCGGCATAATTTGTTCAGAGTGGATGTACGATATTCTAACAGAAGTTTATGGAAAATGGACAGATAAAGATCCTAATTTAGTAGATCCTTCAGATATTTATGCGTTTTTGATGACAAAAGTATAGGAATATTTATGGCAAGATTAGATAGAAATACTAAGAATAAATTACCAGTAAAACCGAGGATAAACTGGTTATTATGGATTAATACGACTCTTATAATAGGGTTGTATATTCTGGTTTTATTGGAGAAATACAAATGGAATGGGTAAAAAGATTAGCAGTAGCATCTGTAGCAGCTTTGGCTCCAATACAAATGGTGTTAATTACTGTAGGCGTACTTGTATTTATAGATATGATAACTGGGATGTGGGCAGCTTCTAAAAGAGGAGAAAATATAAACTCCGCCGCAATGAGAAGAACTATATCTAAGATGTTAATTTATCAATTAACTGTGATTAGTGGATTCTTGTTAGAAACCTACATTTTAAATGGGTTGTTGCCCGTAACTAAAATAGTTGCAGGTGTTGTAGGAATGGTAGAGTTTAAGTCTATATTAGAGAATGCTAGCACAGTAGCTGGAGAAGATATAGTAAGTTTGATTCTAGAAAAACTAGGGTCGTCTAACGATAAAAATAAAAAATCATATCCACAGAAGAATAAACCAAAAAAGAAGAGGTAATCTATGTCTAGAGTTATAAGTTCAGTAGCAGGCACAAGAACTGAACCAAAAGATTCCTATGTCTTTGTTAAAGGCACGACCGTAAAATTTAAGACAATTTTTACTAACGACGGTAGGCCTACTCAGGTCGATACCGCAACAGTACCAAATGCTAAGATTTTACAACCAGCCTTTTTGAATTCAGGAAATACGCCAGTTCCAGAGACCATAGCTACTTTAACAGGAGCATTGGTCCCAGGACAAGATTTCGAGTACGAATTTACTTGGAGCATACCTGCTGGACTGACTCCATTAGATAATTATATCATAAGTTATCAAGGAATTCTTGGTGGACAACAATTTAATTTTGGAGATGAATGGTTTACAGTTATTCCTATGGCTGGGATGATCGGAACATTAACTTCTACCTATGCAACTGTAGATGACGTAAGAAAGAAAAAATTTAATATTGATACTTATCTTCCTGAAGCTTATAGAAAAGATATAGAGACTAGAAATTTGATCATAGAAGATCATATAAGAGATGCTTCACACAGACTAAGAGAAGAATTAAATCTTAGTCAAGTTAGAGGCAATACTGCTAATAATAGACTATTTTGTGTTTACTACACTATATATACTATCCTATTAGCTAGTCGTGGAGAGGATGGAAGTTCTGTAAGTGATCAGAACCTACTTTTTTGGAGAAATGAATATGAAAGAATTCTTGCAGTTGAGAAAAGAAGAGGAGTTATGCAAGGAATCCCAATGGGACGTGGATAGTAATATATGCTCTTGTTTAAAACCAATTTTTTGTAAGAAAAAATGTAAAACCTGTTATAATAAAGAATATCACCATAAAAATAGAAATAAAATTCTAACAAAAAAGAAGAGCTATTATAAAGATAATAGACAAAAAGAAATTTCTAGATCTAAAAAGTATAGATTAGATAATCTGAGTAAAGTAAAAAACAGTGAGAAGATTTATTATAGAAATAATAGAGATAAAATAAGAGAAAAAAGAAAAATTTGGGAACAAAAACAAATTAAAAATAGAACACTTAGTTATTTAAAGCATATATTAAGATCTAGATTAAGACAAGCCCTAAAAAATAGTTCTAAAAAAGGCTCTGCTGTTAATAATTTAGGATGTTCAATAGAGAACTTCAAATTATACTTAGAATCTAAATTCCAATCAGGTATGTCTTGGAGTAACTATGGAAAATGGCATATAGATCATATAAAACCTTTAAGTTCATTTAATTTAGTTAATAAAAGAGATCTTAAATTGTGTTGCCATTATACTAACCTTCAACCATTGTGGGCAGAAGACAATATGAAGAAATACAATAAGATTTTGTAGGAAGATAATATGTCTATTAAAATTTCTGTTGATTATGAAAAAGCTTTAGCAGGAATAACAAAGATAAAAGAAAAAATGAAACCAGAGATTATAGATAAATCTTTGGATTCCAGATTAACTCTAGATTTAGCTAATCTAAAAGAAAAACTATTAGTAATGCTAAATAATGATCAAAAATCTGTTTTAGAGGTTAAAAATCAAAATTTAACCGACACTCAAATTAAAGTAAGAAAATCTGATGAAGAACTTATAAAACATTTAACTGGAGTAGACTTAACTAAGGTATCTAAAACTAAAGACTATAATACCTTAGCTGATGGTAAACTAGCAGTTATATCGAATAGAGTAACTGATGGAGCCAGTAAAATAGATCAGTTAAACGGCGCACCAACCAGCAGAATGTCATCAGGAGTTAATCTAAGACTTCCTATAGGAGAAGCAGATTCCTTTGAATCTCAGTACAACCAAGCCCTTAATTACTATAATAACGCTGTGTTTGTATTCATAGACAATAATGGGAAAGCTAATTACTATGTTAATCCTGGAATAGATATGTCCAGATTCGTTAAGGTAGTTTGTAGTAGGGAAGCTGGAAATACAGTTAAATCTAGTGATAAATGGGATAGTCATAGAGATAAGCGTGGATTTGCAGATTGGACCCTTTTAAAAGAAGGTTTAGACGTAATAAAAAGAGATTTTATAAATATAACTGATGTCATAGAAAAGCTAAAAGAAGGTGACTATGACGAAGCTAAACACATATATAGTAGGGTTGGTAAGAACAATACTCAATCAAATGAGATATTCAACAAGATAGACGATCTAAAACAAAAGAAAGACTTATCACCTACAGTAGAGTCATACAACAATATAGTTAAGCTTATAAGAAATTTAAAACTAGAAAAAACTATCAAAGAGGATAGTACATTTTACACATTAGTTTCAACTTATGATGAAACAGTTAAAGATTATGCTAACTTTCAAGATAAGATAAAAGAAGAAGCAGATCTTTGGCAGATATCTAATGAACAAGATTGGATAAAAACTCTAGTAGATTCTATAGTAGATTTAGCTGAAAAAAGCTTGAGGTAATACATGTCAGTAACTATCTTTAAAGATATAGAAGAATCCTTATCTAGGGAAGTAAGACGTATTACTACCCATAGTAACAGGACCTTAGATAGAACTGTTTTAAAAGAGACTTATGATCCTTTGTCAGGAGAGTTAGTAAAAACTACAATAGAGGCAGAATATTACGATTCTAGTGCCGATGCTGGAGGAGTAGAATACCCCCATTTTTTCATAAGATTGATGAAAACTCGTGAAGATAGATTTAGCGGTAGAATTGTTCCAGAATATGGAAAGTGGGTTGTAACCCCAGTTAAATTCTCTCCTAAAGCCTTTGAAATAGTTATTTCTGGAGGAGCTTTAATCTCCGCTCCTGGAAACACAATAACTACTACAATATTTCAAATAAGAAAAGTTCAAGTAGGATATCTAATTAGATTATTAGAAGGTAATAATAAAGGAACTTATAAGATTTCCTCTATTACCATAGATCCACTAGGCGACCATTCAATATTCGTTTCTAACGTAATAGCAGAAAATTTGCCTAGTTTTAACATAGATTCTAATACTAGAGAAATAACGTTCAGTTCAGCAGTTGATCTATCTACAGTAATAGTTGGAGATCAATTTAAAGATTCTGCAAGTAATGTTTTTAATATTACTGCAGTTAATGCACCCCAAGGAAAAATTACTATTGACGGCAGCATTGCTCCGAGTTCGGCCTCTGGATCAATGATAACCAGATCAGGAAACGTATTGAGAAATACAGATCTAAGTTTGGTTAAATATATAGTAATGGACCCTTCAAAGCCAGTTTTGACTGCTGGGGAATGCAACACACAAGCTTCCTCTTCTTATGCAGGAATAAGTCCAGCTATACCGCTAGACGCCTATTACCTCATAAGAATAGATTCTAAGACAAGACAGAATCATAGAGACATCATAAATAGGATTTGGGAAGAGTTTAATCCTCCCAGAACAGCCTTACCAGTTATAGTTAGATCGGCATTGAGTGCAGACCAGACATTAACTGCTGATGTTACTAGCGGAGGAAGCAATACGATACAAGTTGGCGACAATTCAAACTTCAATGTCGGAGACAATGTTTTCATATTTGATGATTTAAATCCCACCAAAAGACCTGATGGAGAAGGATTTGAAAGACCATTTGTATCTGTGATAAAAGACAAAATATCAACAAATGAGTTAGTTTTACAAGACGTAGTTCCAGATACGTACAAAATTTCTAACTGCTCTAGAATAGTCAGTAATGCAGAGTTTAAGCTCTTCATGTTTAATTTCGTTGACCACGTAACCAAAGATGTTGAGGGATCTCAATACTGGGTTCACGAGTTTACATTTTGGGTACAATTTTGGGTCGATAGACTTGAAGAAGCCCGTGAAATTACAGCAGTTACTGATATTAACGTTGGTATCGAAGACACAAATACTGGAAATATATTATCCGATTAAAAGGAGATAAATAAATGTCATTATTGAATACAACTATAGGACCCGAAAGGGTTCAAGTATTCGATCAACCAATCGGCGTCATCCAAGTTCCTGGAGCATCTACTTCTATTACTGCTTTTTTAATCAGTACTAGTTTTATGAGTGCTCCTGTCAATACTCCCACAAGAGTAACGACACTTGCTGACTTCGAAGCTATTTTTGGTGGACCAGACGATATTGCAAACGATGCATATTATGCAATCCAAGGTTATTTTGATAACGGTGGATCTGGTAAAACAGCAATTATAGTGCATGTTGGTACTTCTACTGCGCTAAATTTCATTGGTAACGCTACAGCAGGCTCTGGTCTGCGAGCATTGGATACACAAGATGATGTAAATCTCGTGTGTATTCCTGGATTACCCTTAGACCTTGCGTATTTAGTACAACCTGCGTTGATCGATTACAGCGAAACAGTTAGAACAGAATTTGGGGCAACATTGTCTACAGTATTCTCGTTAATGGCTGTTCCTCGTGATATTAAGAAAGCTAATAAAGATGTTCAATTGATTTCAACAACCATTACGTCTATTAGCACAAACACACTACAACTTCCAACTCTTAATCTATCAGCAGTAAAAGCTGGAATGATTGTTAAGAAAGCTGGAGCATTTCAGGCAGTTATTTCTGCAGTAAATGACGGTTTAGATCAAATTACCGTAGTTAGTTTGGGTACATTAGCAGCATCAGATGCTATTACTATTGAAGTTCCATCAGCGGTTACTTATAAAGAGAAAGTTATTAATAATCCTTCTCGTGTAGCAGCTTGGTACTTTAACAATTTGGTACTTTTAGATCGCTCTTCTATGGCGGCACCTGGAGCTTTGGTTTCAGTTGACCCTGTAGGTCACGTAGCTGGAGTTATGGGCAGAATAGATTCTAATATAGCAATTGGCGGAGTATCTCATGCCCCTGCTGGTATTAGGTTTGCTGCAGTAGCTGGTATTTCTGGACTAGAAATTAGTATTTCAGAAAGACTGGATGCAGAACCATTAAGAAAAAATTATATCAACAGAATAACATCATTTCCTGGTGCAGGCAGTGTTATATTTGGTGGATATACAGCAGAATCTGGTTCAAGCCCAATTTATACTCCTGATGAAGAACTTATTCAAGTTATGAGATCAGTTCAGTATATTAAAGCTTCTCTTGAAGTTGGACTAAGAAGTTTCCTTTGGGAAAACTTTTCTCCAGATACTCAAGAACAGGTTTCACGAGCTATTGAAGCGTTTTTAAGAAACAATATCCATTTATTTCCTGCTGGTTTACAAGAAGCTCAACAGTTTCGAGTAGCATCAGTAGAAGCCACTCAAAGTGACTTGGATTTGGGTCTTTTAAAAGTTAAAGTTCAAATTAAGCCAAATAAAGCTGTTCGATTTATCGAAGTCGCCCTTGAATTCCCACTTCCAACCGCATAATAAAGGAGATATAAATTTATGGCAAGAAGTTCACAAGTTGATCCATTAGAAAAATTTAGATTCTCTGTTAGTTGGAGTGCTGGAAACGGTTCTGAAGTAACCGCTTTGGTAAGACTAGGTTTCCACGACATTCAGATGCCTAAACGAGCTACTACTAAAATTAGTTATCGTGAAGGTATTGATCCAGACATCAGTCAAGTAGCTGCTGGTTTAAGCACTATGGAAGACGTTGTTATGAGTCGAGGAACCATCATAGAAGATAAAAACGGAGAGTTTTATAAGTGGATAAGCGCAGTTCACAAACCTACAGCAGGACATGTTGGCCGTGAGGCTTTAGCTGCTCGTGGTAAAGCTGCTCTAAACAACTATAAAAAAGACGTAACAATTAAATTGCTTGATCGAGAAGGTAACACTGCTCGTCAATGGACTCTTTATAATGCATTTCCTATGCACTTCGTTCCAGGTTCAGACCTGAACGCAGGTGAGGACGGAGATAAGTCAATGGAACAATTGACTTTGGCTTATGAAGACTTTAAAGAAGAAGCTATTACAGGTAATGCTGAGAAAGCTGTTTCAGGCGGTTATTAATTTTGATTGGAGGGGGATAAAACCCTCTCCTTTCTTTTGAGAGGTATTATGGCAAGAAGTTCATCAAAAGATCCACTAGAAAAGTTCAGATTTAGAATAAGTGTGATTGCTGTAAGTCCTAGTTTAAATGGGATTGCAGAAACAGTTGGAGCTTTATCAAGTGCCGATACGGTAGCAAAGAATTTTTCTGTATTAGTAAGAATGGGATTTAGTGAAGTTGGATTACCAAGAACTACTATCTCGGAAATACCTTATAGAGAAAACACTGATGGCTACAGATTTCAAAAAACACCAGGATTAGTTAGATACGAACCAATAACCCTAAAAAGGGGAGTAACTCAAAATAGAGATTTATATGATTGGTTAAGACTTGTAAATGACGAGTTAGTTCTACTAGGAGTAGCTAATGAGTTGGCGGGTAGCGTTAGAAAAGGACCAAGACAAAGTGAAAACTTTAGAAAAGATGTTGTTATTGAAGTTTTAGATAGAGAAGGAAATCCAGTAAAAGGATGGTATCTATTTAACTCTTGGCCTACTTCTTATAAACCAGGAGATGATTTAAATTCACAGGCTGAAGAAAAGCTTATAGAAGAATTGTCTTTAACATATGAACTATTTTTAGAACTTGATGGTGGAATAAAGGGTTTTGGAAAAGAAATCCTAAAAAATATCGGAGAATTGGCTACAGAACAGTTGCCATTCAGTCGATAAGGAGTAAAAATGGCTCGTCCCTCAAACAAAGACCCATTAGATAAATTCAGATGGTCAGTAGAGATAGATGGCTTCACTAGATTAGGTTTCTCTTCTTGTGAAACTCCTTCTGTATCTTTAAACATCAATAAGTACCATGAAGGCGGAAATCACCTGTTCCCTAAAAATATAGTTGATACTGTAGAGTATCGACCTGTAACTTTACAGAGAGGTGTGACTTCAGATCTAAATTTTCATAAATGGGCTATGTCTTATTTTGATTTTATTAGAGGGTTTAGAGTTGTTAATGACGGAAGATTCCCAACACAACCACCAATTGAATACAGAAAAACGGTTATTATAAAACATTTAGATAGAGCAGGAAGAGCAGTAAAAACTTATATTTTATATAATGCTTTTCCCACAGAATATAAACCTGCTTCTGATTTTTCTTCGGATACAGACGATACACTGAGCATGGAAAGATTAGTGTTGAGTTATGAGAGTTTTGAGGTAATTTCAAGTACCCCAGATACAAACCCTCTCGATCCTACAGATATTCTCAAGCGGCTTATTAGAAGATTTTAATAGCATAAAAAGAGGAGAAATATATGCTTATCAAATTACCTAACGGGTTAATAGACGGCGGAGATCATTTTAATATGGCTCGCATCGATGAACTTAGAGGAAAACAACAGAACTATTTATCAAACAAAGAACTAGTAATAGGGAATATAGGACACGTTCCTAAAATTCTAGAAGATCTAGTTAAATCTCTAGAAACAGAGCATGGCCTAGCTTGGCAAGGAAACCTAAAAGAAGCTATAAATAAACTTCCAGTAGGAGACCTAGAAACTATTTTACTAAGAATCAGAGAAAACACATTTGGACCAAAATACTACCACGACTCAGAATGCCCACACTGTAAACATCTGAATAAAGATCTTAGAATAGATTTAGATAAGCTAGATTTAGATGTAATGTCTTTAGCAGATATGATGAATAGCTCTAGTAGAACTATAATGCTTACAAAGAGTAAGATAGAAGTAGAGTTAAAGCCTTTATACTTAAAGGATCTTTTTGATGCTGTAAAAATGGCCACTGGAAAACAAGACGAACTTGTTACCACTACTCTAGCCTTGTCCATAAAGAGAATGGGAGATAAGTCTAAGGTTACTTCTGCAGATTTATCAGAAATGCCAGTAACCGATATTATGGATTTAAATAATTTTGCTGAAAATATTAAACTAGAAGGAAGCATAGACACCGACGTTATAACAGAATGCACAAATTGTAAAAAAGAATTTGAGTATAAACTTAATGTGTATGATCCCTCTTTTTTCTACCCTACCAAGGGCTTCAAGAGTACTTCTTCGTAAGCCATGACCAAGATCTCTTGGAGGATTATGCCTTTTTTGGTCAAATATGGCAATGGCCACCTAGCGAAGTAGATAGGCTAAGTTGGCAACAAAGAAAGTTACTCAAGCAGGCATATAAAGATAACGTAATAAATAAAATTAGAGAGTAAATAAACTATGGCACGTACAAATATACAAGTTGTTATTACCGTCAAAGACGGAGCCACAAAACCATTAGATAATGTTCAAAAAGGCATTAGAAATACTGGTAAAGCAGCTAAAGATTCTACTGCGGATATATGGCAATTTAATAAAACTTTATTTAGTACGTTTGCCTTTATAGGACTATTTGCTAAGGGGTTCAGTAAACTAAAAGAATCTCTAATGATTGGGGCAGAACTGGATAAAGTATCTACTCAATTTGAAAGACAAGTTGGACCTAAAAGTAAGTTTATACAAGCTTTAGAGGGGAGCACAAACGTAGTCGTTGATGAAATGACTGCAATGAAGTCTGGGCTTCAATTAAGTAATTTAGGTATTACTCATAGTTTAGAAGACACCGCAGACACAATAGCTAAATTTGCCGTAGCTGGAAGAATGGCTGGCAAAGACTCTACAGAAGTGATTGAGGGGTTAACCCAAGCAGTTACTGATGGTAACGTAGCGAAGTTAGAAGAATTAGGGATCATGAGAAGATCTGATCCTGCATTCATGGCTCTACAAGCCGTTACTGCCAAAGCTGGTGGTACTATGGGTGGAGTTATAGCTAAACAACAAGCTATGGCCGTTGTTATGGGAGCTATTAACAAAAGAGTACAAGGACAGATGTTTGCTTTCATGAGTCTAGGAGAAGTCATAGACTACACTGGAAAGGCTTATAACAATTTGACTCGAAACATCGGAGTATTATTAGGAAATGCTGTAAGGCCTTTATTAGAGAAACTGTTACCACTAATTCAAAGTTTTAATAAGATTGTTGATAACATAACTAGAACAGATAAAGAAACTGTTTTTTTAGTAAAAACTATTTTAGCTTTAGCTGGAGCTTTTAGTGCTGTTTTCGCCTCTTTAGGAACTATGAAATTGCTAGTAAAGCTTCTAGGTTTCACTCCATTGGGATTTCCTGGGATGGCAACAGCTATTCTTGCAGTCACCGCAGCTTTTGTGGGATTGTCTGCTAAGGCAGAAGGACCACTAGCTAAACTAAGAATATTTGGAGCCTTTTTTAAGGGTATATATGAATTAGTAAGCAACTTTGATCCAGAAACAGGAATGTCTAAGATAAGTGCGGCTACTCAGAAACTGCTTGCTGATAACGGAATTCTAGGATTTGTGGACTTTATAGCTGCGGCTATAGTAACAGTTAAGACTACTGTTAAGGATATAGCAGACTTTATCAGTTGGGCAGCAGTAAAGGTAGACAATGTAGTAGGTAAACTATTTGGCACAATGAATGACGGTCTAAAGGGAGTTAAAAAGTGGACTACTTGGTGGACCACAAATACTCTTAGTGATTTTGATAAGGTAAAAAGAGCAGCATTAATTCTTGGTGGAGTACTAGGAGGAATATTCCTAGGAAAAAAACTATTTGGAATGGCTGGAGGACTACTATCAAAAATACCTATTATTGGTGGAATGTTTGGTGGAGGAAAAGGATCAGGTCCAACAGGTAGTGCAACAGACCCTATATATACGATAGCTGCAGGATCTATTTTGAGTAAGATTCCAGGAGTAGAAGGTTTTTTTAAACCTCTACTAGAAAAACTTGGAGCTAAAGTACAAGATTTTATTCTTAAGAGTAGTTTTTTAGCAGAAATATTTACTAATCCAAAAGGAAAGATATTTGGTCTTGGAACAGCTATATATGAAGCTTTAAAGGGTGGAGCATCGCTATTATATGGAGGAATAACCTCCGCTATGGAAGCAGGTTCTTCGCTTCTTATAAGAGCACTAGGTCCAGCATTAGGTCCAGTCGCTGCTGTAGTAGCTGCTGGGGCAGTAGGATATGCTATAGGAACCTTAATAGATAAATTTGGTCCCACGTTTATGGGAAAGACTGACGAAGGTTTTGAGGGCGGATTACTGGAAAGAATGTTTTTTAAACTGGATAATTTAGTTGGTGGAGAAACGTCAGCGAATTTCATTAAAAATCAAAATAAACTAAATGAACTAAATAGCAGAGATACTGGCGGAAAACAAACAGCAGTAAGTGTACCAACTACCCCAGACGAACAAGAAGCAATAATACAAACTCTAGGCGAACAAATGAAGAGCATGAATGTAGCAGACAGAGCTAACATGCAAGAAGCTGTTCAAAATGCCCTTAAAGCAGACTCTTCTGGAGGATCATTAATAAGTCCAGAAGAATTCATGAACTTTCAAAACATGCTAACAAAAGCGTTTGATGAATCTAAAAATTTACAAGAACTCGTGAATGAAACTAAAAGAAGACAAACTTCTCTAAGAGCAGGTCAAAGAGGGTAAATAATATGGCTGTAAAGCAAACTCCAAAGTCAAAATCTGCAGACTTGTCAAATTTGGGAAATCCTCAAACAGACATGGACAGTGCGTTGAAAAAAGCTGCACTGTTTAGAGTAGATATCTCTGGAAATATAATAAGTGATCCGTTAGGAGTATTTGTTCTAAATCCATCTGCTTGGAACGAAACTAAAACATCCAATTGGGTACAAAACCAAGTTCCAGGTCAGAGTGATCCAATATTTCAATGGATATCTTCAGGAGCAAGAACACTTACCTTTGATGCACTAGTTACAACGGACACATCAGACTATACAATAGTAGAATCTGAAAAGAACTCTGATAAAGCTAAAGTTAAAAATGTTAAAGAAGCTGTTGCTGACTTTGCAGTAAAGTTGTTTAAAGTTCAGATACCCCCTCCAAGAAATTCAGAGTTAGTTAAAAATACTGAAGTATTAGACATATCTAATAGACTGGATTACTATAGATCTTTATTATATCCAACATATTCAGATCCGAATGGGAAGGGTGTTCCTCAGAGATTAAAATCAAGTCCACCATTGCTAGTTTTATTAGCTGGGTCTGGTGTAGCTAAACTGAGATATGGAAATAGGATAACAAATAAGCACGATGTTTGGGTCCTTACGGATCTAAAGATAAGTATAACCAAGCAGTTATCTAATTTAGCTCCTATGGAAGCTACAGTAACATTTACTCTCGTACAGTATAATATAAGATCTTTTGATAGATTAAGGTTTAATCCTAATGAGGAATAATAATGGCTAATTTTAAAGAAACCTCTAGATATAGTAGGGCTATAGTTACTACTAACAGAAGTAATAAGCAATTTATTCTACTTAGAAGACCAATAAATTTATCTCCAGACCAAGGGGATACATTTTTTGAGGTAACTCAAGAGGTTCTAAAAAGACCAGATCTGATAGCTCAAACATTTTATGGAAACCCAGAATATTGGTGGGTAATATACGAATTTAATGGAATAAGAAACCCTTTGTTTGATTTAAAGTTGGGTCAAGTATTAAGAATACCAGCTTTGGATAGAGTTTTAGAAGCTATACAAGATCTTCAGGAGTAAATATGGCCGCCGACTATCGTAAATTCAAGACCCCATTCTATGAAATTACAGTAGGAGACCCTTCTTGGAAGAGAACAGCAAAACTCCCCCATCATATATTAAGATTGGTGGAAAAGGTTGAAATAATAGAAAATATGATGGTGGATGACCACACAACACCATCTAGCATATCTATAACTTTTGTTGAAGGTTCAAGAGAACCAGCATCCCCAGATTATAGAGCAGGAACTTCTGGATTATACCAAGTTCCAAATGAAGGAGAAAAAGTAGATCTAGATATAGCTGGATCGCTAACTAATAGATCAGGATTAATAACTGATTTAAGATTTAGTGGCGCTCATGGAATAACTTTCTTGACTGACAAAGAAAAGAAAGAAGGAAAAGTAGATAATACTATACAAAAAAACGTTGTAAATAACGACACAACCAGAAAATATAAGTACGAAGATAAAGCACCCCTATTCCTGTTTCAAGAAAGGAATAAAATTAAAGTAACTTGGGGGTATCTTGAAGACCGCTCTTCTGTAAGAAGTGTTATGATGATAATACAAGTCGTCAACACTGAATTCCCACAAGAAGGTATGCCAAGAACCACAATTACTGGATTATCTTTTACTTCCTTAGCTGATCAAACAGCTACAAAAAAAGCTGTAGTGTTCGGAGAAAGAAAGATAACCTCTAAAGCTAACGATTCTATTATAGATTTTAAGGATGTAAAAACAGATGCCTTAATTAAAAAGATAGCTAAAGATGCAGGTATGGCAGCTATAGTCAGTACTAATTTACCTTATGACGTAATAGATGGACACCAAAAAATGTGGTTAGCTGGAGAGAGCTTTCATCAATTTATGAAAAAGTTAGCTGCAAACTCTGGATGTTATTACGAAATACTTTTAGATCCCACTTCTGGAAAAGAAACTATTATATTCATTAAATATGCTGATTTTGAGAAAAACGTAATAGTATCCGATAAAGAATTACTTCACTGGAAAGGACCTGGAAGCATATTAAAAAGTATAACCGTTAATGCTGATTTTGGTGGTATGTTAGGAACATCAAATAAAACTATAGATGAAAACGGAAATGAGAAATCTGTAGATGATGGAGTTGGTAGAGAGGTTTTAACCCAATACAACACTTCTGTAAATAAAAAAGAACAGGCTGTTCCTACTGATCCTACAGGAAATAATGCAAATCCTGCCGCTAAAGGGATAAGTGAAAAAGTAGCCAACGGAGGAACAACAGGAATAGTAGACAACAGTCCAGCAACGTCCCAAGCTAATATAGAAGATAGATCTAAAGTGTTAACCGCAAAAAATGCCAAGATGATTCACATAGATTTTAACACTATAGGATATACTAAGTTAATACCTGGAGTTATGGAGATTGCTGGTATAGGAATAAGATATAGCGGAAAATACAGAGTTATTTCTGTAACTCACAGTATAGACTCAAGTGGGTATTCTTGTCGTTGTAGCGGAATGTCACAAATGGTCGCTTCAGGCGGAGTAGCACTCCCTACAGGAACTCAAAGTGGGGATGACTTTGTTGCTATAAGAGTTTTAAATGTAGAGAAAACAAGCTCAACATTTGGAGACGATCAAACAAAAGTAATGGATGAATATAAAGACAATAAGTTCAAGCAATCCAAACAATCTAAGTAGGTATTATTATGTTTAGAACTAAAGATAATTATGGACGACATAGGTATTCTGAAAGATCTAAAGCTAAGGTACTTGACAACAGAGACCCAGCTAACAAAGGAAGAATATTAATAGATCATCCAATACTAGGAGAAACAGTGTGGGTTCCTTATCTGCACTCTCCTGGACAATTTGACGTACCTTCTATAGGAGATATAGTTTACGTAGAATGTGATAGTGGGGAGCCAGAGTTTCCTATAGCACACGGAAATCTAACTATAGGTTATCCAGGAAAAGCAAACATACCTATAGCATTTAGTGATAGAAATGTTCCTACAAATAGAGGTTTATATACCCCTTCTGGACATTTAATAGAATTGGATGATGGGATATCCAATCCAACCAATTCACCCAAAGACACTGATTTGACTACTTTGAGAAGAGGGATCAGAATTACTACAGCACCACATGATGAATCTGATACCAAATCATACAAAATACATATAATGGATGATCCAGATCATGGATTAGAAAAGATTTTGATAGAATCTAGAGATGGCTCTAGTATAACGATAGATTCTTCCAGCGGCCAAATAACAATAAATGCTAAACAAACAGTTAACGTAACGGCAGGAGCCGACTGCAATGTTGTTTGTTCTGGAAATGCAAAAATATCTGCTCAACAAATAACTTTAAATGGTTCTTCTGGAAACGTCTTAACAACTACTACTGATCCAGTAATAGACAGTATTTTTGGATACCCAACAACTGGAGTGACCACAGTAAAGTCAGGATAAAATATGTCTCTTTCTGCACCCACATTAGGTTCATTAATAGATTCAAATTTAGCTGGATATGGAGCTAATGGATCTAACAGAACCATATTCTCTAATGCTATAGCTGCAGGAATAGTCATGAGCATTTCTGGAAAATCTTTTGCTACTCTAGATGCAGGAAGTGTTCCTGGATTTGGGGCAGGTAGTGGAGTAGGATTAACTGGATTAAACCCAACTAATATGACTTCTACTTCAATTTCCATAATGCCTTCAGTTGGAGTAAATGCAAACAATTTTTTAATGGCAATAATGAATGCTGTAGTTACGCATCTAAGTTCTTCAGCAACTTTAACATCAACTCATACTCCAGTTTTTGCTGGAGTCGGAACAATAGTTATAGGATCAATACCAGTATCTATTACAGAAATGAAAAACAATATAGACTCTCAACTTAGTCTTGCTGGAGCAGTAGGATCTAATAGGACCGTCTTAAGTAATGTAATAGCCACAGGTATAGTTACTGAAATTTTAAACTCTGCTACAGGAACCGTAGTTATAGTAGGATCTCCCTCTGGAACTCCTTCTGGCGGATCTGGAGCAGGAGTAGGAGTAATATCATAATGGTTAAATTAAAATCTGCAACTCAAAGTTTAAATGAAAGACTAGGATCTGATTTAGGTTTTCCCATAAATGGAACATTCCAGCCAATATCTGGATTGAATCTATTACTTCAGGACATACAACAATTATTACTTACTATTCCTGGAGAAAGAGTTAATAGACCAGATTTTGGATGTCATTTAAGAGAACAAGTGTGGGAAAATTTAGAAGTTGCGGCAGAAGCAGGAAAAGCTTCAATACAAGCCGCTATAGAGAATTTTGAACCCAGAGTAACTTTAACTAACATAGATAGTACTGTAAATGAAAATACTGGATTGATAACATTTAATATTCAATTTATAGTAAACAATACTGATACGGCTTTAAACTTGGTTTTTCCTTTTAGAGCAGGAACCTCACTATCTTTTTCATAGGGTGAAATAATGGCAAATATTACTACAAATAGAGACATAGATTATATTTTAAAAGACTTTAACAGCACTGTTGATGCTATAATCGCCTTTGCTAATGTGAACTATGGTCCAGGAACTAGTGCAAACAGGTTATGGACAGATTTTAACGCCGATAGTTTTAGCAGAACTTGGCTAGAAATAGTTTCATACATAGCAGACTCTCTATTCTTTTATTTTGATAATCAAGCCACAGAATCATATTTACAAACTGCTTCTACAAGAAGTGCTATAGAATTGATAGCTAAACAGTTTGGTTATGTTCCAGCTACAGCTACCAGTTCTTCTGGTGTAGCTACATTTACTGTAACTGGCCCAGTAACTATTCCGAGAGGATTTAAAGTACAGTCTTCAGACGGACAACCGTTTTTTGTTACTACTGCTGTTACTGCTATTGCTGCTGGAGATATAAATGCCAGTGTACTGCAAGGAGAAATAGTAACTGAGCAGTTCGTAGCTGAAGGTCTACAATCAGAGGAATTTGATTTGAGAGGTCCTAATGTAATTAGGGATCTAACCAACTTAATTCCTGGAGATATAACCCCTCAACTAACTGTTAGCGGAAATTCATACACTTTAGTAGATAGTTTTCTAAAAAATAATGGTACAGATATGCCAGCAGTATTTGACTCTTTAGGAGTTGTTATTGGTGGTGGAGGAAGAGTATTTTCTGTAGGAACCAGACCAGACGACACTCCTTATGTGTCTTTTGGAGATGGTATTTTTGGTAGAAAGCTTCAACCAGGAGAGGTAATATCTATTACTTACAGAACTGGTGGAGGATCTGCTGGTAATATAGCAAAGCAGTCATTAACAACTTTAGTTAGTTCTTTGCCTGCAGTTACTGCTGTTACCAATAACTCAGAGTTTTCTGGGGGAGCAGACCAACAATCCATAGACCAACTTAGAGAACTTATTCCAGCTAGTTTACGAACATTAGAAAGAGCGGTATCTGAACAAGACTATTCTGACATATTAATAGCTAATTTTAGTCAAGTATTCACAGCTTCGACAGAGATTAACAATACTGATCCTGGAGTAGATCTAAATATATATGTAGTTCCTCAAGGTTCTGGAATACCACAAATATCAGATAATCCTATATTAAAAAATAGACTTAGTAGTTTTATAGATAGAAGGAAAACAGTAACTGTTCAATTTCAGATAAGAGATGCTTTTGGAATAGATACTTTAATAGGCTTAGAAGTTTTTATTTCAGATACAGCAAGTAAAAGTACAGTTAAGTCTTCTTTGATAAAAGCAATAACTAATTTTTTCAGTTTGAGTACTGGAGGAGCTAAGGGATCTGGAATAAAGTTTTCAGAACAAATACTATTAAAAGATATAAATAACATAATAGAAACTATTTCTGGAATAGAGAGATTTGAGATAAAGAGACTGTCTTATAGACCTAGAGTCGAACAGAGAGTTAAAGGATTTTTAACAAGATATAAAACTAGCGACGTTACTATCTTTCCGAATATTTCAGAAACAGAGTGGTTATTGGCAGCTAGTAGTGTACAGACAAGAACTGGAGGAATCCTACTATTTGATAATACGTCTTTAGTTGGATTTACATATAACTCAGGAACTGGAGTCGTAACTTATTCTTTTCCAGTTAATTTAACTTCGGTAGCTCCAGGAGACCAATTCAGAGATGGTACTGGAACAGACTTTTCAATATTGTCAGTCAACACTACTAATAACACCATAGCAATATCTTCTGGATTGACCATAAACAATACAGTGACCACCAGCGCCCACGGATCAATAAGAAGCGGCAACACAACCTATGAATCATTTAAGTGTTTCAAGAAGATTAAGGCTAAGGCAACAAATTTAGCTGTAGATAGCATAACAGATACTAACCTGGATCTATCCGTAGATAAAGGAACTTCTGTAGCGTTAAGCTCTAGAATCCTATTAGATAACTCAAAAGTTTTTATTCCAGGCCAATATGCTACTGGACAATACTATTTAGTTGATGCTTCTACAAATATTTGGGAAATAGTTCATAATGATAGTAATACAATAAAAGTATCAGTTTCTGCTGTTAGCGATGCTGGAATTACTACAGTAGTTCCTGGAGAGTATAAAATAGTAAGAAAAATGAGCGGAAAGCAAATTACCTTTAGAGATACTGTGTTTAGTATACAGTTTAACAGTGACAACACTGTTTATTCTATAGGTGGTGAGTTTAGTCAAATAGGTACTATTGGAGATGACTTTACTATATCTTCATTACAATCCTCTATAGGAAATCTTGGAGTAGCCGTAGATATATCATCCTATGACGTAGGTACAGGTACAGCTAGACTAAATGCTGCCCCAAATCTATCTGGAGTAAATTCAGAGTATGTATTAATAGATTCTAGTGGACAAATATTAAATATTGTTGGAGTAGATAATGAAGCTAAACCTTCAGTATTTTATGATCAAGTTAATTTTAGTTCTACGTTTCAATTAAATGGTTCTGGACTTGGATCTCAAGTAGCTCAAGGATTTAAAGTACCTACTACAGATTTATATGCAGTAGTTACTTTTTATTTAAAAAGAGAAGGGAATATTCTAGGAAACCTCACTGCCAAGATAGTAAACGATTTGGGTGGGCTTCCTAATTTAAGTAGTGTAGTAGCTACATCAAATGCTACTTCGGTAACTAATGTAACATATTCTGGATATAATAAAATATCTTTTGGATTTAATACTCCGCCTACTCTTTCAGCAGGTACTCAATATCATTTAGTTTTAGTTCCAGATGCAGCTTACGTAAGTAGCGAGCAGACAGGAATAGCATTTACAAATACAGGTTTGGTTGGATTTACTTATAGCTCTATTAATGGAACCGTCAGTTATCTATCACCAGTAAGCCTTGGATCAGTAGTTCCAGGAAACTATTTTAGAGATGCAAATGCAAGCCCCACATATTATTTAATAACTGCAGTAGACGATTTAAATAATACCTTAGTTATTCAAGATCCAGTTACAGGAACTTTTCCAGTAGCTATAACTGCAACTCCTACACCCTCTTCATCAAATTATGGATCTGTGGAAATTAGGGATAGGATATTAGTAGGCATAGATAACAGTTCTCCAACTTACACTAACGGATCTTTCTCTAGATATGATGGAGTTAGTTCTTGGTCTAATCACACTACTGGACCAAATCAGTTTGTTGGCGGTGGAGTTGATTATACAGGTAGTAATGGAATAGATGCTATATTTTCTGTAGAAGGTACAAAATCAGTAATTTTACAGAGCAACTTAACTCCTGTTTTAGGATCTGGAGCTACTATAAGCACTAGATACTACGATGATCAAAATGAGATGTCGGTTATTTTGGGTATTACTAATGGAAGCCCAACATCAGCTTCAAACGTAACTGCTTTAGGAAAAGGAACCGTAGCAAGTATTCCTAATAAGCAAGTAGACACCTTTACTTTCCGATCATCAAGATATGCAGATGATATAGTTAATATAAGACTTAATGAAATACCACAAATAAAAGAATCAGATATAGACATAAAAATCTACGGTGGAGTAGACTAAAGGAATTTATATGAGTCTTGCTAGAGAATTTACCGCCCAATCATTACTCCCAAATCAAACTGGGCTTAATTGGAAGGCACCACTAGACTTTAATAACTCCTCTGATGAACTGATAGTTACTAAAACAACTAGTCATTTTCCAGAGGAACTATATAACAGTAGCTTTCCAAACAGAGCTACTGATGTGAGACCTACAGAAATATTTAGGGGAGCCACCATAGTCGGTACTAATGTTTTTAGTCCAACTGGACTCCCCACATCTCCAAATTTAAATGGAAGACTTTTGAGGGATTCTAATAGTCAAGTTCACAGAATCTTAAGCAACACCTCGACTTCTCTGACTCTAGATACAACACCATCTGCTGGATTCTTTACAGTACTTCCAGATTTTGCGGCAGAGTCTAGACCACAAGAAAACTATGAATATGATATAAGAACTACTTCTGGATCAGGATTTATAAAGAACTTAGTAGTAATTGATAACAATAGTCTAGTGGTTAAGGATTTTTCTCAAGATGAAGTTGCTAATCTAATATTTAGGGATTCTGTAGGAACTAAATTCATAATAAAAAGCAATACTTCAGATACGGTATACTTCTGGCAATCTGGAACCCCAGTTATAGGTCCAGGAATGACAATTTTGAACAGCCATTATAATAGTCAGCCATTACCATATATAGATAATTACAGAACCGTTTCTGAAGCAACAGCTAGATCTGGGACTAAGCTAGAAGATGATACATTTTATTACTACACTATTTTTACTAAAACCGTAGGAACAAATGTAGCTCAAGCAAAATTTTCTAACTTTGATAGTACAGACTCTACTCAAAATTGGGCTTTAAGCACTAAAGATTATAATTTTGGGGAATTACTATATAATCTGTGGCCAACTCTATACAGAGAGTTAGACTCTACTGAAGATCTACAAGACTTGATGAAGGTTTTTGGACATCAGTTTAATGAGCTGCAAAGCTTAGTAAATACTTACAATTTGCAAGATTCAGATAAAATTTTAGTTACGGCTCTTTTGCCTCTATCTGAACAAAACGGTTTACCATCCATAGGATATTCTATAGGCATAGATACCTTAAGAAGGGTAGCCAGAAATCAATTATGGCTTTGGAAGTTAAAAGGAAGTAAAGAAGGTATAGCACTATTTATTAGAGAGATTACTACTTGGGACATAACCAAGGGAACTGGAGATTATTCCTCCGCTATACAAGACTCCCTAGCTAATTCCGACGCATTAAGATTTCTAGACCCAGATATAGGACCTCTGAACATAAGATTAGTTCAAGAAGATCCCTTTGTGACTGGAGGAAGGTTTTTAAAAGCTGTTCCAGGAATAGTTGTGCCTGGATTCTTTACTTTTAGAGAATTTACTATAACGCTACCAAACGTGGCTTTGTATATAGGAACCAGTACTCAATTTTCTTTGTCTAGTGGAACAACAACCATGACAGATTCAACAGCTAATTTTGGTGCAGTTAATAGCCTAGTTGGAACTTTTTTGTTGCCCAATGTTGAAGAAGTTAATGATATATTTGAAGTTGTGTCTAACACAGCAACTACTATAACAGTAAAAGGAACGATAAATAATAGAAATCCTGGAGGAGACTACGCAGTCCTTTCTCCATTAAATGCGGATAGATTCATTATTTTAAACAAGTTATTTCCTGAATACATACCATTTGGTACTAGAGCAGGATTTATTTTCACAATAGTTTAAGAGGATTAAAAATGGCGTTGAGATTTAATACATTTAGGGCAAATAGATATCTAAGATCTAAATTTGTAGAGGGAAGATACCTTTTAGCCTCTGAAGCTACCGATATTGAGCTTGAAATTTTAGATGCTCTTAGAACAATGGTTAAAGATACTATTGGAGACGTAGCTGTAGAAGATGCGTGGAAAGTAGAGAAACTAAGCAATAATCAACTTTTGATTAAGCCTGGAGAAGCTTGGTTTAAGGGACTTCCATTTCAAATGAGGTCTGGAAAAGATCAATTAGTTTCAGGAGCAATACTTACTACTGGGATTTTACCAGTTGGTGTGTCTATAGACGATGATACTAGTGGTTTGGGAAAGATCATAACATTTAATGATATGCTCACTACTCCTACAAATCTATACAGAGTAGTAATTTCTGCTTCAGAAGAACTAATAACTGAAGTAGAAGACCCTTTCTTACAGAATGCCAACATAACAGAATCTACAGCGCAAAAGATAAGATTAGAATTTAAAATAAATATAGTTCCAGACGCCCTTCAAACAGAGAGTCCAATTCCTTATAGAGATGAGAATGGTGCAAGTGTATCTGTAACAAATTTTCCATCAACTGGATCTTTTTCCTCACCAAATTTAGTTAACCAAATAACTATTACTCCAACATTAGGTGGAAATGGGGAAATGGTTTTATTGAGTGTCGTAACAGGCGCAGAAAAAATAGATGGAAGAGATCTAGAATTAACTATAACTAATGACATTTCTTTAGGTGGAGGAAATCCAATTCCGAAAAGTCCATCAGAGCAAGCAGCTTTTCAAGATGGAACTTTAATAGATAGTAATGGAAATTCCTACCATATAAATCAAATATTCCTTGGACTAACATCTACTCAGGAAATAATTAGAATAGATAAGGAGCCAGACCAACCTAATCCTGAAATCATTAACACTAAACCATATACACTTATAAAAAGAGATGTGTATGTAAGTGATAATGTTACTGGTACTCCCCAAGGAAAACTATTTTGGAATATAGCTACAGTTAACTGGCACTCAACTAATTTATTAGCACATGAGTCAAGTATTGTAGATTTACGTAATAGTGTATCTTCTTTAAAAGATTATGAAGTATTTATAAATAATAAGCATAGTTTAAGATTAACTGATGGGGGTACTGTAGGTTTTACTTTATCTTCTCAGATATTATCTTGGTCCTCGGCATTAACTTTGATTAATCCGCACGGATCAAACATGACTATAGCTTCGGCTTCTGTTCCTTTAGTTGAAGGCGGCTCTTTAGCTTATGACATAAATTTAAGCGGAGGTGCCATCCAGAAGGGGACTTTAGCTGTAAACGTTACAGCATTTGGATCAACTAGTACTTTAAGTGCTGCAACGCTAAGTAACGTGTTAGTTGGAAATGTAGTGAAGGACTCTTCAGGAACTGTAGCAACCATTACTGCTGTAGATGATGTGAACAACACCATAACTACTAGTCCTTCATTAACTGCTAATGGTTCAGCCACTATTTATTATGATTCTTTTGGATCAGGTAAAGTACCTCTTTCAAAAGAAAAATATGTATTGGCAGTAAGAAAAAGCAATAAAGTTTATTTAAATGGGTTAGAGCTTCAAGACGGAGAAACCACTGAAATAGGAGATGGGATTTCTGATCAACTTATAACTTTTATAGGTTCTACAGGAGAAACTGATAGCTCCCCTAATTATAGCTCTAATTATTATGTTGTAGACGGTAACTCTTTAGTGGCAGCAATAAGCACTTTAGATTCCACGTTAAATTCTACATATAAAACCGCTACAGCGGCTGGAGTTAAAATTTTAGGCGGCGGTACAGTATCTTGGACCTCACCAACACTAACTTTTACAGCAGATATGTACCTAGAAATAAAAGGACTGTCTTATACGGACAATACTATTCAATTTAGCACACAGAGTCCAATAACTCTTAGTTCAAGTTTACAAGCGGCATATGTAATACCTAATTTAACTGCTGGTGGACCTAACTTAACTGTCAGCGTAGGATCTTTATCCACTATCCCAACTAATGCTTTAATAATAGCACGAAGAGAGGGAACTGACGTTATAGTTGGATCTAGTTCTACTAGATTAAAATCTGGACAATCATCTACTTTGTACTCTCAGATGTCAGACCAGAATTTAACTTACGTAGGTGCTACGGACACAAGTTCTAGCCAACCAAGTTATTCTTCCAGTATAAGAGGGACGGCAAACGAATCCTTAACTTCTAGGGCTGGTCAGTTAACTGATGCAATTGGGGATAATCAAGAAGACCGCAGCATGTATTTGCGATCAGATAATCCAGTGACTTGGGATGGATCTAGCTTAAGTTTTCCAGGAAACATAATTGTAGAAGTGATAAACACTAAATCTGGAACTATTACTCAGCATACAATATCTATAGCTAATAGTCCCATTAGTTTATCTAACGGTGAAAGTGCTTGGGTATCTATCAATAGATCTTCTACTAGTGAAACTCTGACTTTAAATAAGTCTGGAACTTTGGCCATACCTGCTCAAACCCAAGCAAATAAAGACGTTATAGTTTTATTTAGAAGGGTAGACGTATCTGGTTCTGGATATTTGCACATACCATTACATAAACAAATTATCGAGCCTAATCAAACTGTTCGATTGGGATCTGCTACTGGAGCAAGTACAAATCTTCAAGCAATACAAAATATATTGACTAATGTAGCAGAGCCATTTCAGTCTCCTAATCCTTTGACTTCTGGAACGGCGTATACCGCCATTACAGTTCAAGATTTAAGCGGAAATAAAAGAACCACATTTGACCCAAATCAAACCGTTAGACCAGCATATGGAATAGAAAGAGTTGGCTTTAAAAATCTCAGAAGAGTTCCAAATGAAAAGGGTCCTAACGGAGAGCCAGTTTGGAGATCTGATGATGAAAGAGTTCGTTTTGTTGGAGCAAATTGGACGCTAGTCTCTACTACGAGTGGAACATATCCGCAGACATCCGTAGTAGGAGAATACGTAGAGATTACGTTTAATGGTACAGCTTTAGATCTGCTACACTTAGGATCTCATAGTATTTTAGTTTCCGCTAATGGTGGAGCATCAACCTCAGATTCCAGTAGTAATACTAATATTGGAGGTTTTGGGTATTCAGTAAATGTGGTTCAGAATATAGCAAGCGTATCAAATTCAGCCAGCGTTGTTACTGGACTTTCAGCTTCAGGATCTAATACAGTAAAGATTACTAATAACACCGCTATTAATCCTTTAGGGGTTTATGGCTTTGACATAATAACCGAAACATCAACCGTACAAGCTAGCTCCCCTATAACTATTCCACCAGGAACAGCTTATGCTAATGGTCTATCTGCCGCTTTATTAACCACACAAACAACTCCTTATGATTCTGGATTTATATCTGGAACATTGGGAACTAAAGGTGGAAGAGTAGTAGTATATTATGATGGAGCCAATTTACAAAAAATTCTACAACCTACATCAACAAATGCCCCTACTTATCTAGCCAGTGCTGATCATAGTTCAGAAGATCCAATTAGAACTATTAATTGGAGGGAGTTTGGTACTACTGGAGCTAGAGATTTTAATGGATTGTCTACAGGTTCATCTGATAAATATTTTGTGTTAAATGATGGAACGACAACTTTAATCGGAGATAACGTAGCTGCCTCTGGAACCACAAACGATTCTCTTTTTATAGCAGGAACTGGAGGAAATTTAACAATAGTTTTTGTTGGTACTGGATTAGATATAATTAGGTCTGATCAAGGAACAGGTACAATACCTAACGTCGGTCTTTATATAGATGGAGTGCTTAATGTCTCTGTTCTTCCTACGACAGCAACAGCGGATAAAAGAGTACAAAAAATAGTTGCAAATCTTCCTTATGGAACTCATACAGTTAGATTTGCGGCTCCAGCGACCGTATTACAAGATTTTGGATTAACTGATTTTATTATTTACGGACCTAAAAAACCGTCTATACCTATCGGATCAATAGAAATTGATGAATATTTTATAATGGCAGATTATTCTAGATCTACAACGCAAGATTCTAGCATAGGAACTCCATTATCTCAAGGAATTTTATATAAAAGTCCCATGAGAGAAAATTTTTATTCTAGTGGTTGGACCGTTCAACAAGTTGCGGACGTAAGCACTACTAGAGGATTTTATGTTAGTACTACTTCAAATAACCAAGCTGTAACATATACGTTTTTTGGTACTGGCATAGAGATAATAAGTTCTTATACAACAACTCCTAATACTAGAAAAATATCTATAGATGGAACACTCTATACTGGAGCGGCACAAGTATCATACAATGGGGGAGCAGTACCTACTTGGACTCCAGGGACTTCTACTTGGTTAGATGGTGGTACGGCAGGATCATCTCTTCAAATAACTGGACTTCCATTAGGGCAACACACTATACAAGTAATAAAAAGTTCTGCCACAGATACTTTTGCTTTTTATGGCATGAACGTTATAACTCCTATTCACTTTGCAGATTATAAAAATGGGTCTTTGTCTATTAAACCCGCAATAGAGGTTGCAAAATTAGGGGAACAGGATAACGTTGATCTTGGAAAAGCCAAAGCTTGGGTAACGTTTGATTCTACTAATTCCATAGTATTAGCATCTTATAACATAGCTTCAGTTGTTAAAATAGCAACTGGTCAATACGATGTATTTTTTAGGAGACCCTTTACCTCAAGTAATTATGCTATATCTGGATTTATTTATGACGTTTCCGCTCAATTTGGGGCTGGTCAGAATGGCAATATATCTTTAAAAACAAATCATAGTATTGCGTTAGCTATTAGGAATGCCGCTGACACTGGCTATACGGATAAAAATTGGAGCCTAGCAGTATTTGGTGAACTTGTTGATGAAGAGGAGGAAGGATAATGAAAAAATTAGTTAAAAATTCCGACAATGACATTGTTATTCTTTTCTCCGTAGATGGATCTATACCAAATGGGTATACAGAAGTGTCAGAAGAGGAAATGGAAGCTGCGCAAGCAACCATAGCAAGTAAGCAACTAGACAGTTCTAGAAACGATAAATTAAGTGAAATAAGAGCTGCTCGTGAAGCTAAGTTAAAAAGAGCAGATATATTGTGTAATTTAGCCTATCTTAATTCTTGGACTACTCAAGAAAAAAATGAACTTAAGGCTTACAGACAGGCTTTATTGGATATTACCAATTCATATAAAACAGATCCAGCATCCCTTGATAATTTAGATGTATCTGCTATACAATGGCCTACTGAACCCACAACATAGAAAGTAATTTTTATGTTCTTATTTTTATCAATACTTATATTATTTGCAGTAATTGCCTATGGCAAATTTGAGGAAAAGAGCCAAAGTACTAAAATTTGTAAACTACACAAATGGACTTATGACCTCCAAGGTCTTTTATTTTGCACCCAATGTAAAAGAAGACCTGGAGAAATACCAACGAGTTATGACAAACCTTACTAAGGAGTAGAAATGTCTAAATATAGTAAAAAAGCCGAAAAAGCTATTGGTGCTAAGATGCACAAAATGAAGGGTGAAGATAGACCTCAAGCCCAAAAAGTAGCTATAGCTCTTAGTGAGGCTAGAGAGAAAGGTCTAAAAGTTCCTAAAGAAAAGAAAGGTAGTCCAGACATTCATTGTTCTGACCATGAACACATGGCAAATCAATCTCGTCGTGGAGCTAATATGAGCGAAGCAACAAAGAAATGGAATAAATAGTATGTCTGATACAATAAAGATGTCTAAAAAGAAACTTTTAAAAGAACATAAAAATCTAGTAAAAGTACTCAAAAGCCCCAGTCATAAAGACGATTTAGAAGAAGCTAAAAAACAAGAGCTAGAAATGAAAGAATACAAGAGGAGAAGTTAATGAAAAAACCAGAAATGAAAGAAAAAAGTAAGGCCGATAAAAAAGAAGACAAATCTGAAAAGAAGATGCCACCCTTTATGAAGGGCAAGTCGGAAGATAAGAAAGAGAGTAAGAAACATGAGAAAACTGAAAGCCCCAAAAAAGAAGCTTCAGAACACAAAGGTCAACCAGACCCCAAAAAGAAAAAAGAGGGTGAAGCCGATCTCTCTGACCAACGAGAAGAAGCTGCTCATGAGTCTAAAGAAAGTTCTAAGAAAGAACACCACGAAGACGGGATGGATCATCCTATGAATAAAGGATATGACTCCTATAAACGTAGAGGTTAATTATGGCTGCTACTAAGAAATCTGAAGAGTTGGGAGAAAAAGGTACTAAAAAACCTAGTGCAGACCAACAAAGAAATCCAGATAAAGATAATGCTTCTCAAGAAAAAAGAGAAAGTTTAGGTACTAAAAAAATTAAGGACGATAGTATGCATGAAACTGGATTAGATCATCCACAACATTCATATAGTGAGTATGAAAGACAACATACACCTACTTCTAGTGAAAGGGAAGAATAATGAAATTATCAAATAGAATATTTAATAATCCTGATATAGGTTCTTATAATCATAGAGCGGCAGTTGTTGTATTAGATTCTGATAGTAGCGATCTACCTACAGACTTAACAGTAGATGCTATTGTTTTAGAAGAAGGAGATAGAGCCTTATTTACAGCTTTATCAGACTCATCATTAAACAACAGAGTATACAAAGTTCATAAAGGACAATTAGAGTTAGCTGTAGATGGTTTAATTTCTGATGGAATGGCAGCACCAGGAGACGCTTTATTTATAAAGCAAGGTACTCATGCTGGAGAACTTTGGGGCTATGAAGATGATAGTTGGAGAATATTGGATGTAGATATAAATAATGCTGGTGGTTCAGGTGGAGTAAGTGACGTTAATAGCATAACTGGATCAGTTTCTATAGTTGCTGGATCAGGAATAAGCGTAACTCCTTCTGGAAATAATCTTACTATATCCGCCTCTGGTGGAAGTGGGGCTAATACTTCACTTAGCAATTTGACTACTACTAATATTACTGAAGATTTAAATTTACCAACAAAATTTATTAATGCTCGTGGACTTCGATCTAACTATGACCCTACTAAAATAGGCATAGATATGAACAATCATATTCTTGCTGATGTTTTTGGTAATGGTATGCTTAAGTTTGACAATAAGTTTGCTGGTTTGCAGCTTCAAGGATTAGGTTGGTTAAATTTTGTAAAATTACTTACTGCTGGTAATGTTTCCCCAGCAACAGATATAACTATTATTCCATCACCTGGTCAATCGTTGGTAGTCGGAGATGGCGGAGGAGTTAGAGGCTCTTTAAAACTACGCACTTCAGGTGGAGATATAGAAATAAAAACCTTAAATAGCATTTCTGGTTCTTATTCATTAACTTTACCGCCTGATACTGGAACGTCAGGTCAGACAATAGAAAATGATGGAACAGGAATATTAAGTTTTACGTCTTCACTTAAAGATTCAAGCGGCGCACTGTCTATAAAATATGATTCTGGAATTACGGGGAGAACACTTTACGATGCCGGTGGTGTTGTCTCATTGCAGTGGCAGACAAGATCTGCGCTCGACTCATCAGCGAATCCTTCTATAGATTGGGAGAATAGGGTAGCCCTTGATAACTCATCAAGGCAGTCAGTTGATTGGGTAAACCGAGTCCTACTATCGCAAACAGAAAGCGTCGTTCTTAATTGGGATGCTAAAGCCATGCTTGATTCAACTGGGCAAGATTCAATAAATTGGGAGAATAGGCATTTAAAAGACCAATCTAACGTGGATGCATTAAGCTGGGTAGACAGAGAGCTTCGAGCTACGGATGGAAGCACGGCTTTAGATTGGCAGGGTCCTGGCTCGATGCAAGCCCATGTTCATTTATTGCCATTAGACAATGATGTTCAAAATTTAGGTGATGTTGGACAAGAGTGGAACAATGTGTATGCCAACAATGTTGTTGTTACAACTGACGTGTCTGCTGCTACAGTAACGCCAGCAAATGGTGCTTCAGGTACATTTACAACAGTTGATTCAAAAACAGTTACAGTAACTAATGGAATTATCACAAGTATAGTTTAATAATTTATACGAGGAGAATATGTGATAGATTTAAAAGAATTACTTGGAGGTAAGGATTTTAATTCCTTACCTTCAGATCATCAAGGAAACTTAATGATCTTATTAGAAAAAATAAACAAAATTAGAATTGCTTATGGAAAACCTATGATTGTTACTTCTGGTTATAGGTCCTTACAAGAACACTTAGATATTTATAAAAGAAAAGGTATTACTGATCAAAACAGAATACCTATGCAATCAAAGCATTTATATGGTCAAGCAGTTGATATATCTGATCCTAAAGGTGAATTAGATACTTGGTGTCAGAATAATGTTAAATTACTTGAAGATATAGGACTTTGGTTAGAGCATCCAGATTATACTCTGGGATGGACTCATTTTCAAATAGTTCCACCTAAAAGTGGAAATAGATTTTTTATACCATAATAAAAGAATAGTCTAGCTGCTTTACCTAGCATTCTTTAATCTACTACTAGAATTAGTAGAGTTTTCAACAGTAAGGTACAAAGGAAAAATAATATGGGAAAAGCCCTAAAATTAGTTAATAAAATAAATCGAAGAGCTAAGAACGTAAAAGCTCACGCAACGCAAGAGTTTGATCGTTTTGATAAGATGAGTCGTGGTGAAGAAACTATGGCTCGCAGCCCAAAAGCATATCAATTGGAAAGAAAGATTCAACGTAGATTGGATAGAAGCTTCGGTATTGATATGATTCGTTATGAGCCTAAAGTCTCTAAACGGATGAAGGCCACAAGCCTAGAAAGATTTGATTTTGGAGTATTAGACTTCGGAATGAAGCTTACTATGGCCGCTGGACTCATCGCTGACATTGGTTTACAACCAGGCGATATAGTTCGAGTACTCTCAGGTTCAGCCAAAGCTAAGTACCTAAAAGTAACAGCTATTATTAGCTCTACTGTAGCAAGATTAGAAGATATTCCAACATTTGGGGCACTAGAATCTAATATTCACTGCCGTTTTCAAATTTCAGATGTTAAAGCATCATACAAATAAGGTAGGTATTTATGGCAGTAGGAAATTCAGCATTAAAGAAAAGAAATCTGAAACCCAATAAGCTCAAAAAAGTATCAAGCCCAGGTTTGGTGGCAGACTTATTGGCCCAGGTAGAGAGACTTCAAAGACAAGTAGTAGTTTTGACTACTAAGTTAGACAACGACACTGGAGTAACTGACACTAATTACCAAGCCACTATAAACTCCGTTAAATAAGGAGATAATATGTCAAAAAAACCTATAAGTGGTTATAATCCAGAGCAATCTTCAGAGGTTCTGGATTATATAGTTCAAACAGTATTTCCAGCATTGGATATACTTAATTCTAAGATAGATAGCAAGATGAGCCATGAAGAGGCTTCTCAAGCTCTAACCATTTTAAGCGAAAAGAATGAAAAGCTTAAACAGATGGTAAAATTATTAGCATCTAAATTGGATGCTGATACTGTTGCTGGTTTAGATAAAGATTTTTTAGAATCAATTAATAACTTAGAATAAGGAGATTTTACAATGTCATTAAAAAAATTAACTGTACTTGGATCACAAGCTACAGAAACAATAAAAGGTATTACAACTACCCAAGTATCTGGTAAGCAAGATATCGTAGTTAGTATGTCAAATGGTGGAACGCAGGATGTTGTTAAGGATCAATTAACTCAGTCTTCAAATACTGTGTCAGTAGGATCTTATTCTGACGCTGTGTTAGGAACGACTACTCCAGCCATTACTTGGAATTTTACTGCTCCTGCGACATCAGGAGGAGCAACTTCCGTAGCTTTACGCTTTGGTATCACTCAAAATGGGGAAGTTCCAGCAAGTCAGTACAGTATTTTTGCTTCTTTTTGGGGAGCATATCCAGGTCTTCCGAAACAAGGTCCAGTTCCAGCGAATACTATACAAGGAACTGTTGATAATTTTGCGGCATGGCTACAAAATGGTGCTGCAGAGAACCCAGGAGTAGGCAATCAATTGTTGACTCTACAACAATCTTTTTCTGCATTTGGAATCTCTTGTACCCCAGTTATTACGACCACTAGCACATCTGTAACTTTAACTTTACAGGGATGTAAAAGCAACATTGCAGCTTCTATAATAAATGTAGGGTCTCCATTCATGTCAGTGTCAGGATACACTAATGGTCCTTTGACTGATTCTATCGGGTATACTGTTTATTCATATGTAGGAACTCCAGATCAGATCACTCCTCATGGATGGTTATTGATGGATACTCCAGTTTTTGCTGCAGGTCTTGATAATAATACTCCTCTTAAATTGACTAGTACTGGAACATTGCCAGCGCCCCTTAACGCCAACACAACCTACTATAGGCAGGACTTCCCACCAGGCACACAAGGAAATCTTCCTCCTATAGGAAACCCTAATCGTTATTTCTTCTTAGCTACTACTCCTAATGCTAATCCAGCACAAATCATAACCATAACATCTGTGGGCAGCGGAGTGCTCTCTGTTTCCACACCTGTTGTAACTCCTGCTTTGACTCATATAGAATTAGACCTAACTGCTCTAATATCTAGTTCAGATCCAGATGCTCACTGTAAAGTTAGCTTATATGACAAGAACAATAGAAAAGTTAAAGTATTAAGCGTAGATCTTGAACACGTAACCCCTATGTTACAAATAATGTGCGATGCAGGTATTGATGTTTCTCAGGATAAAAGTCCAAAACATTTGGAAAATAAATCCAAAAGAACAGTAGATCACCAAGATGATGAAGATCAAGCAGAAGATAGAATCATAACATTCCAAGTAGCTCCAGATAAATATTCTACTGGAAGAGTTGAACTAGAGATGTCTGGTAAACTCACAACTACCGATGTTAATGCTTCTGTATCTGATGCTATTAATGGATCTCAAACTGTAATTGATACAAGTATTACTGGTTCTGGTAAGTATAAGTTAGTAATTCCGTTTAAAGTAGAAAATATATAAGTAAAAATAATTAAACAACTCCTATGATGGGAGTTTTTGGGCTAGATGCTAACCTCTTCTCCTCGGAAGGTTGGTATTCTAGCCTTTTTTTATTTCCTTAAATAGTATTTTTTCTGCTGGTGTTTCTGTAAGTAATTCTACTAGTAGTTTTACTTTAGGCCACAGTCTAGGGTCAAACGTAAAGTGTTCAGTCTTATATTGTCCAGTACCGTCAGAGTTAAGGTAGAGCTTATAGAACGCCGCACACTCTACAACATGATCTTCAGTATCCAAACTGCAACCATATTGACCCTCATAAGCATAGTGAATATGAGCATCAAACAATTCTTTAAATGTATTATAATCATATTTCATTTAGCACCATATAGTATTTTAACAGTTTTGTCATATTCTCCAGTTATCTCCCAATACATATCCAACTCTATAGGGGAATATTTACTTATTAACTTGTTATCGTGGTTAAGACAGTCTAGCGTATATAGA